CCTGAAGATTGGCAATATTGTTTTGTTGGTAATTGCTGTTTAAATAAAGAAGATTCTCTTCAGATAGATGACGGTATTATCCAAACTGTCACGCCACCATTGTGTACTCACGCTTACATGATTAAAAAGAGCGCTTTAAAAACTTTAATAGATACTAATTCTATAGCTTGGTCTCATATAGACATACAAATTCAAAAAAGATCTTTATCTAATTTAAATTATTATGTTTTAGATCCCCCTTTAGCTGAACAATTATCTATAACTAACCCCGGAGAAATTTTCGAATCTTTAACTCATTCATATTAATAAAATGACAGTAAATATCATAACAATATCAACAGGTCTAAAATACTCTGAATCGTGCTTGAAAATGATAGAGTCTTTTAAGGCTAGGTTAAAATCTCCTGATAAGATTAGATTTATAGTTTTTACTGATAACGAAAATTTATTTTTAGCGGATAATGTAATAACAGTTCCAGCTGAAAGCTTACCAAGACCCTTAAATACATTGTTGAGGTTTAATTATTTTTTGAAAGTCAAAGGTTTGTTTGAGCCTGATGATTTAATTTATTACTCTGATGCAGATATGCTCATGAATAATGATGTGTATATTTCTGAAATAAAACCTGAAGCAAAAGACCAATATGTTACTGTAAAACATCCATGGGCAGGAGATGAATACGGCAATGATTTTTTACTTTGTAAAAATGAACACTCTAATGCTTACCTAGAGCGTTTAAAACAGTATTCTCAAGGTTGTTTTTTTGGCGCTCATACAAAAAGCTTCTATGATTTAACTGAAGCATGCAATAAAGGGGTTAACGATGATTTAGAGAATAGAATCATATCAGTATGGCATGATGAGAGTCATTTAAATAAGTACCTACATGATAAAAAGTGTAAGGTATTAGGTAAGGAATATAATGTTCCTTACCTTAATGTTCCTAATGACTATAAAGATCATTGGGATGTAGCTAAAATTTTTCATTATAATCAGCAAACTATATGAGTGTAGCAATTTTATTTCTTCATCACAGTGTGAACCACATAGTAAATAATCATTTAGCTAGATTAAAATCATTTAATCCTGATACACCTATTTTTACCATAGGCTTTAACTCTGACAACTTATTAGAAGGTTCTCACGCCGTAGAAATTAATCAAAGTTGGATACCTGATTGCGAAATACTGCAATCAAAAACTAAAAAACAATTAGGCTGCATAACTCCTCGCCCTGATATTTTAATTTTAGATTTTATAGATAAGCACCAGCACTTAGGTCATGAAAAATATTTGATTGTCGAATGGGATACTTATTCGAATTCTAGTATAAAAGATTTTTATGGGGAGAGCCTAAATAAAGATTTTTTTTGCAGCGGGTCTGTAGAAACAAAAGATATCAAAAATTGGTATTGGTATGATTTTTTTGAAGAAAAAAGTCAAGCCATGGATAATTTGTCAGCTATACATCCTGTCTGCGGAGCATTCTTTTCCTCAAAGCTTCTTAACAATATGTTAAACTTGTTGAAAAATAATATTGGGCTGTATGACAATTTAACAGAGGAAGCTACTTTGGGAACATTAATAAAATCATGTGGTCAGAATTTTGACTTACCTTTCGGCTCAATTAGTTACTATATTCATCATAGACTTAACGCTTCTTATAATGGCAATATAGAAAAAAGCGGTATATATCATCCTGTAAAAGATACAGTTCTTTCGCTCTTGTATGAAGAAAAAAAAGTATTAGGAAAAGGGGCTGAGATTGGTGTTCATTTGGGGTATAACGCTTTTATGATTTTGAAAAACTATAGTGGTCATTTACATTTGGTTGACCCATGGGAAACCCTACCCGAAACCGAATACCATGACGGAACAAACAATCGCGATAGAACGAAAGATTACAACGAATGCATTAGTCGTCTTTCTAGTTTTTCTGAAAGAATTTCTATCCACAAGAAAAAATCTCTTGAGGCGTGTAAAAAATTCGAAGATGAATCTTTAGATTTTGTTTATATAGACGCAAATCATAGTTATGATTATGTTAAAGCTGATTTAGAGGCTTGGTATCCAAAAGTCAGAAAAGGTGGAGTAGTTTCAGGCGATGATTTTGTACAGGAGGATTATTCAAACCAAAGTTTATTAAAGCCTAATGGTAAAGATATAGTTATAGGTGACTACGGTTCCTTCGGAGTAAATCCCGCTCTGCAGGATTTCTGTAGTAAAAAAGGTATAGATTTCAAGCACGGATATTCTTCATTTAGTCAGTGGTATTTTATCAAATGACGGATTTAATTCTATCCAGTAATTTTAATTTTAAATCTGGTTATAAAGTAATTTTAGACTGCTTACTTGAATACTGCTTTAAAGATTTTAATCTTAATAAAAAATGCTATTCGGAAATCACCCCCGAATACGAAAAATATTTCGAAGATTTACCCCCAGCAAAAGATTGTTTAGAGCTTATATTAGCGCCACCTTGCAACGGTTTAAATGAGTCTAATTTTTTCTATAGGCTAGCTCCTAATAAAAACCGCATCATTTTTACAATGTGGGAAAGTACTCGCATCTATGATATATTTATTGAAATAGCTAATCAACAAAGAGCCATCATTGTGCCTAATCAATGGAATAAAGATAATTTTATACGTCAGGGGGTAACAGTTCCTATTCATGTCGTACCTTTGTTTGTGGATAATTATTTTAATTACGCTACTCCTTTAGACAAAGATTCTTTTGTGTTTGGATCTGCAAATGGAGACCCAAGAAAAAGAATAAAAGATATTTACTCCTGTTTCGTGAAAGCGTTCCCTTTCGAAAAAGATGTAAAACTTAATTTAAAGTTATCAGAAAAAGATGGTAGTATACCAAGATTTACGGACACTAGAGTAAACATTTCTAAGAAGAATTTTAGTATAGATGAGTTAAAAGACTGGTATGCGGAAAATGATATTTTTATTTCTTGCTCGGCTGCTGAAGGATGGGGGTTAATGCAGCACGAAAGTATGGCTTGTGGTAGACCAGTAATTGCAGCTAGATATGCTGGCTTATCAGAATTTATGACAGAAGAAAATTCTTTTCCTGTCAATTATTCAGAAGTCCCAAGCGAAGGGTACTGGAAAAACCCCGGGGGAAAATGGTCAAAATATAATAAGGAACATATGATCGAAACGATGAGGTATTGCTACAACAACCCTGACAGAGTAAAAGGTAAAGGTGTTTTAGCAAGTGAGGGTGCTGTTAAAATGTCTAAATTACAATTTAAAAAAAATTTAATTAACGTGTTGGATAAATATATTTGAACTTATAGAGCATTAAGTAAGTATTCTCATCTTCTCATGACCAACTATAATCTCTGGATCAATGTAAATTTTAAAACCAGCTTCTTTAGCTAGGTGACAAAAAGCAACATCTTCAGAGCAGTAATCTTCTAGATCTCCGATTTGTTTTTTAAGCTGACAAAACCAAGGGTATTTTACTTTTTCAAATACTCCTTTTTTGATTAGCATGAAACCCATCCCGTTATAATCAACTTCCATCAAACCATGTCGGTTTAGTACATCCTTACGTTGCAGAAAATAAAACGAGCCATTCTTTTTATAATAATTTTGATCCCAATCTTTTACGCAGGCAAAGCTTTCGCCGTTCTCTGTTTTATATATCCCCGATACAATATCTTTATCATATGAAATTAATTTTTGTATTTGTTCAAAACTAAAAACAATATCTGAATCAATCCACATAATATAATCGTAATCTATTTTACCATCATAAGGAGCTTGATTCACACCTCTTCTCACATCAGCACCGAGACATAGGCAACGAGCATAACTGACCATTGAAGAATACTTATTGGAAAGCATTGGGTTGATTCCGTTTTTAATACATTTAAGTAATGTATCAGTCCAGCAATTTAAGAAATTACCTGAGAATTCTCTACCCGGAATTGCAAAAAGAATGTTTTTCATTTCGTAAATATTCTATCGATATTTTAGACATACGTCAAACAATAGTGTATTTTAATATTAGTAGTTGCAACTTGAGTTGTTTTAATCCAAAGTCGGCACTACCCAATAAACACTAGACTCACTGCGAGAAAGTGTCTTCTCACCCAGCCGATGGCGAAAAACAACAAAAAAAACGCAAAGGGTGAGATATATACTAATGACATGTTAACACAGGAAGATATAAAATTTCTCGCAAGAAAAATCAAACTGACCCCAGACAGAGCTAAAATTCTATTTGAAGAGAAAACTGACGCTGACCTTATGTTCGAGCAAATTAGTAACAGAAGAGTTACTAAAAAAGAAATGTGGGAATTATCATTCCCGGTTTTCATTAAAATCTTGGTAAACAGGGAAGCTAAAGACCTCGATCAAAAATATAAAAATTATATTTCTGATTTCGTAGGCGTTTTTTATCCTCAAATAGTCATGGCGTCCAGAATAAAAACAAAAATCCCCAGAAAACCAGTTGAGGAAAATGCTCAATACTTTTTTACATTGCTAAGTTTTTTTGAGGAGGATGTGGATACACAAATGAATATATCTCAAATTCGTCAAGTTTTAGAATATTCTATGGATACATTCACCCAAAAAAAGGGCAGGGATTATGCAGAAGCTATATCAGCTAGCTACGAATACTTTAGTAAAATAAGAAAAAAATGGATGCCTTGACGTAAAATGTGTAATATTATTTATATGCAATCACTTTCAGGCAAAAAAACATATTTCACTGCTGCAGCAGCAGTTATAACGGCTCTCGGCGGATACTTCGCTGGAGAAGTAGATCTTACAGTTACAATTCAAAGCGTTTTTGGCGCTCTAATGGTAGTTTTCCTTAGAAAAGGGGTTAGTTCAGAAGCTGCCAAAAAATCTGGAGACAAAGAATAACAGTAACTTTGATGTAAAAAGTTGTCTTAGGGGAGGCAACTCTGTGAGAAAAACAATTATGAGGAAGCTCTGGGTCTATTGACCTAGGGCTTTCTTTTTCCATTTTAGTAAAAAAACGTGTAGAATATATAGTAACAATGGACAGAATAAACAAATTTGATTTTGACATATCGTGGAGTTCTAAACTCAACGAACCAGAATCTAAAATTGTTGACTTCTTTGAAGCTAAATGTGATGGCGATAAATTAAAAAAAGAAGATGAGTTTATATCTTTTTCAGCCAATTTAGTAGAGTGTTTTAAAGAAAAAATTAAAGCTAGCGGCAAAAGAATTAGAGTAGATTCTGTTATCAAAGCTTATAAAAATGCTCAAGAAAGTTTCAACCCTAGTGATGACATAACTCTTTCAGAATGGTGCATGGCTTGTGTTAATAATTTCCTTAGCCTATCTGAAAGAAAAAGTTTTAATCTAGAGCCCAATAAATTTCAAGTTGCTGATGCAAAAGAAGATTTAAAAAAATATGGTTTAGATAAAAGTTTTGAAAACGTCAGTCAGCTTTATCTAGAAACACGTGAAGAGTCCATTCAGCATGCTATCAGTGCAAACTGTAGATATTTTTAATAAAATGAAAAAACATAAATATACAACCACATTTAGCTCAGTAGTAAAGCCTGTTGTATCTGAAGAAAAAGATAAATATTTAGCTCTTGCTTCTATGGTGGAATTAGAAAAATTCTTACCTCAAGTGGATGTAGAGAAAAATGTTGATTTGCTACCTGTAGCTTTTAATGCATTTGTTGCTAACCGAGTTAACAAAAATGGTGACGTAGTAGATACTGATACAGCTATCGCTATGTATGAAAACTTTATTAATAAGCCTATCAATATCGAACATAATAGAAAATCCGTAGTTGGAACTATTTTAACTGCGGGTTTTTCACGTTTTGGTAGCGATGAGCCAGTTACTAAAGAAGAGTTGGAAGGAACCAAGGAGCCTTTTAACGTAACTCTAGGCGGCGTTATATGGAAAATTGTTGACCAAGGGTTGGCAGATAAGATTGAAAGTTCAAGTGATCCTACCAGTAATGAATACATGGGTATTAGTGCAAGTTGGGAATTAGGATTCACTGATTATAATTTAGTTGTTCTCGAAGGGGAAGAAAAGAATATAGAAAACGGTCTAGAAATTTCTGACCCTAAAGAAGTCGAGGAATACGCTACCAAACTAAAAGGTTTTGGTGGTAAAGGTAAATTTGATGAAAACTCAAGCATTTACCGTAAAGTAATCAACGATGTAGTTCCTCTAGGTATAGGTCTAACAGAAAACCCTGCTGCTGATGTGCAAGGGGTTTTGACCGACAAAGGAACTGAAGAACACAAAGCTTTGGCGAAAGAAGGTTCTGAAAAAGAAACAATTTCCCAAAATCCAAACAAAACTGTAATAACAAAGAAAGTAGAAGCTATGAAAATAGAAAATCTAAAAGATATATCGGATGAGTCTCTTCAGACTCTAACTGCTTCTGCTATTCATGAGTTTATTCAGGAGAGCCTTAAGAAAGCGTCAGAAGAGTTTAGTGCTCAGAATGCTGAAAAAGAGGAGTCCTTGAAAGATACCCGTGAACAGCACGAGACCCTCTCCAAGGAACATGATTCCTTGAAGACACAGTTGGAAGACGTACAGGCTCAGTTGGTGAAGTTGGAGGCTGAAAAAGCTGAAGCTTCGAAGTTGGAAATGTTTAATCAGAGAATGGCATCTTATGATGAGAGGTTTGCTTTGACTGACGAAGACCGCAAGGTTATCGCAGTTCAAATCAAAGATCTTGATGAAGAAGCTTTCGCAGAATTTGATCAAACTATTTCTGTACTTCTTTCCTCTAAAACTCATTCTGCTGTTGAAGCCTCAGAGGTAGAAGCAACAGAAGTTGAAGAGCAGAAAGAAATTGAACAGGCGGAAGAAGTTACGGCTTCTGACGTGTCGGAAGTTATTGAACAGGCTGTAGATAATGCAAAGAGTGAAACGGTTAACATTCCTGCATCTGCTCCTGCTGAAGAACCCACAATCCTTGAGAAATATGGCAGAGCTTTTGCCATGGATCAATTTGATTTTAAACCTTAACTAAAAAAATAAAAAAATATAGAAAAATAAAACATTATGGCAAACGAAAGATTAAAGCCCTTTAGGGATTATAGTGAGCACGATGTTATCAATTTATTCGCCTTTGGTGATCATGCTGTAACACTCGGTACTACCGATGTTGTTTATGCTGGATCTGCTGTTAAAGTAAGATCTGGATGGCAGAACACTGATGAGCTATCATTTATTGGTAACGTTGGAGCTGGATACAACAATACCGTTTCTCAACGGTATGGAGTAAGCGCAGAAGTTGAATATACTGATGGTGGAGCTGATGAAGCGGCACTTGGTATTACACTTTATGACGTCAGAGAATTCGACGAAAACGGTGAGAAGCTTGCATTCAACCCACGCAAACAGGACGAACTACAATGTAGTTTGACTGGTCAAGCAGTACCGATTGCTACTCGAGGAGTATTCCTTATGGCTACTGGTGCTTGGGACACTTCTCCCGGCGTTGTCTTCAATCAAGACGTTTTCGCTACTGGCGATGGTAAAATTACTACCCTCGGTAATAAAGCAACTAATAATCGTATCGGTAGAACTTTGGGTAACCCTGATGCAGATGGTTCTGTATTGGTTAAGTTCGACTTCACACAAGGTTAATAGAAAAGGAGATTATAGATAATGAAATTAAAACTTAAGAATACTCCAGAGCAAGTTGAACTTATCAAGGCAATGGGTTCCAAGAACCCCGAAGTCTCTCGTCCCGCAACAGAAGCTTTTGCAGCTTTTATTGGGCCGGTTGTTCAACAGGTTTTGATGCAAGCTAATACAGCTGCATATCTTTACACTGACGTAGAATATGATGAAGATGATAACCCTAGTTATCCTCTTGATTTGTTTTATGAGCAGAACGGCAAGGACAACTACATTACCATCTGGTCACAACAGATGGCTGGTGGTCTTCCTTCTTCACAAATTAGCGGTAATGCTGAACTCAAGATCTCAACATACAAATTGGATAGCGCAGTTAGCTTCCTCAAAAAGTATGCTCGTAAGAGTCGCTTGGATGTTGTAAGTAAAGCTGTAGAGCGTATGTCTAACGAAATTGTTGTAAAACAAGATCGTAACGCTTGGGCAGTTGCTCTTAAAGGTTTGGCAGAAGCTAAAGGTAAATTTGGAACTGGTTCTGCTGGTGACAATGTTATTAATGCCACTGCTGGAGCTTTTGGTCTTGGTGACATCAATTCGATGATGACCAAGATGAAGAGAATTAACGCTTCTTACGCTGATGGTACTCCTACCACTGCATATTCTAAAGGTCTAACTGATATCTTCACTTCTGCTGAAGTGGTTGAAGATATTAGAGCGATTTCTTACAACCCATTCAACACTACTGCTGATCAGGTTGGCGATATCGTTAAAGACGAAATGTATAAAGCTGCTGGTACTAGCTCGATCTTCGGTATTAATATTATCGACTTGTATGAGCTTGGTGATGGCCAAAAATACAATACTCTTTATACAGCCATGGGTGGTACCTTGACTGCTAACCAAGAGATTATTGTCGGCGTAGACAGATCTGCAGAAGCTTTTGTCCGTCCTGTCGCTCGTAACTCTGAAACTGGAAGTACTTTCACAGCTCTTCCAGACGATCAGTTTGTTACCCGTCAGGATAAGACTGGTTTTTACGGCGGTCTTGAAGAGGGACGTGTCCTCCTCGATGCTCGCGCGATTGTTGGTCTTCGTAAGGACGTATAATAGGAATAGTCGCATTCACGATACTAACCCCGGTCCCGAAAGGGCCGGGGTTTTTCTATTTTTTGGAAAAAAAGTGTATTTCTTACTAATATAAGGGATAAGGTTATGCCAGCAAAAAAAATTAGATCAAGAAAAAAATCTATTAAAGATATCTCACAAACTCATGCTAAAGAAGAGTTTCAACCTACGACTTTGGATCAGATCTGGGGAGATACGGGAAGTTCTACTTATGGGACTATGGATGAAAAAGTATATGTAGATAAAATAGATAACATGAATCTCTCAGATTTGCAAGCTCACGCTTCTACAGTTGGAATTATTCCTATTGATAACAGGTCTATGTTACGTGAAAGACTTTTGAGAGAATTCCGTAAGCACGTTTCCTCTTATCGTAAACCTACTCAGGATGTAGGTGGGTCTAAAATGTTAGATGATCAAGCAATGAAAATTCTTTCAGAAGGAAGATAATATTTTCAGAAAAACCTCCATATAGTGTAATAAAATTATATGGCAACGGTTTATAATTTTAGCGCGACACAAGGCTCACAGTTAAGTGTACGTTTAAAGCTACAAGATGCAGCTGGAGATCCTATTAATTTAAGTGGGTCTTCTGTAAGTGGGGTTGTAAAATACAGATACTCTAGTACTTCACCATTGGTAAACTTAGATCCAGTTATCGTTTCTGGAACTAACGGTTCTCTTTATTCTAGTGGGTATGTAGATGTATACCTTACTGCTTCTCAAACAGCAGCGTTGCCTGTCGGTGAGTTTGTATACGATATAGAAAAATATCCTACTACAAATTCAGAAGCTGTTGAAAAAATTCTAGCTGGAGATTTTTCAGTGTCACCTCAAGCCACTACTTAATATGAGTAATCAAACTATAGTCGACGTTGTTGTTAACGACTCTACCGCAACAGTGGTAGACAATAGAGATTTATCTAATTTAACTATTGATTTAAACGCTACTGGCCAACTTTTAACAAATAATTTAATATCATCAGGCAACTACCTTGATTCTGAAATAGCTATAGTTTCTGGTATAGCTCAGTCAGGTTCAAACGAGTCTTTAACTGGTCAAATTAATCAGCTTAGTGGAAATTTAATTACTACTGGTCAAACCTTACAAACTCAGATTATTTCCAATGACGGTGACATTTCTACTCTCACCTCGAACTTAGTAACGACTGGTCAAACATTAACAACTAATATAAATACAGTCTCGACTAACTTGGGGACTAGCGGTCAAACTTTACAAACTCAGATTACTAGTAATGATTCAGATATCAATACATTAACCACCAATTTAGCAACGACTGGAGATACGTTAACTTCAGAAATTAATTCCATAGCAGGAGTCGTACCTACTGGTGGCGCAACTAATCAAGTATTAGCTAAAATAGATAGCACTAATTATAACACTCAATGGGTAGATCAAAGTGGAGGAGGAGGCTCAGGTACCGTTACCTCTAGTACCGCTACAACAAATTACCTTACAAAATGGACAAATGGGGCAGGGGAAGTTATAGGTAATTCTGTAGCTTATGATAATGGCTCTAATATTGGTATAGGAACAACAGCTCCAAGCTCGAAACTCCATGTTAAAGGTATGATTAGTGCCGGTATTGCTGGTAATAATTCAGCGAATTATGCCGCTTTACTAGTGTCTTCGACAGGTACGGGAACACAACAGTCAGCAATAGCAATTCAACAAACCTACCCTAATGGAAATACTATTATTTGGGCTGATCTAGAGCCTTACGCTGAGTATAATTTCTCTCATGATGGTATTGAAAATGCGTTTACTTTTAATTCTGGTTATTACGCTAACAGTTTAAGGACCATAACTATACGTAACAGATCAGGAGCCCAAAGGACCAGTCATGAAAAAGTTAAAATTTGGCAAAATACTGCTCAAGTGGATGTTGGAGGTGCTATAAGTATAGGACAATTAGGAACTGGAGGAGAAACTCAACCTACCATCAGATTAACAATAAAAGATCTTCAAGACTCAAGTTTTAATAGTGGTATAGCCTTAGTCCGAAGCACAAATACTGATACCGCTTATATCAATATGGTAGGTGGAAACCTTAATTTTAATGCCCCGACAGGAGCATCAACTCAATTTAAGGTCGCTGGTACAAATACGTTTGCTATAGCTGCTAACGGATCTATCAGTTCATCTACAGGAGCTAGTTTAAGCTCAGGAGGTACATGGACCGATGCTTCCACAAGAGAATTAAAACAGGATATAGAAGATTTAGATTATAAAGAGTCTATAAATATTATTAAACAACTAACCCCTGTTAAATTTGCTTATAAAAAAGATCCAAAAAATAAAAAAATAGGATTTATTGCTGAAGATGTCCCAGACTTAGTTGCTACAGAGGATAGAAAAGGTCTATCAGCTTTACAAATTGTCTCAGCTTTAACAAAGGTTGTGCAATCTCAGCAAAAAGAAATTCAGCAACTTAAGAGAATGGTAAAACGCTTAAATAATATTAAGTAGAATTTTAAATAATTATGGCTCAAAGATACGGCGGAAAAATAGTGACTAATGGATTAGTATTGTGTTTGGATGCACACGATGCTAAGTCGTATGCTGGTGAACCTGCGAACAACTTGAATTCAGATACAAACGATTATACTGGTACTTCTTATTCTAATCTGGGGGAATGGACATCAAACCCAACAAGATTATCTAAATCATATGATTCTACTATTAAAACTCCTATAGGCACAGGCGCTACCTTGATACAAGAATCAGGTACTGCTGGTTATCATCATTTATCTCGAATGGGAGGTAGTGAAACTGGTAACCATACAATATCTTTTTATTTCAAACCAGTAACAAACGATATAAGTGATTTACGTATTTGTATGTTAGGAGATAGTGGTACTTATATTAAATTCGATTTTACACAATCAACTCCCACTGTAACTCAAGGAGGAGCTGCTTTATCAGGTAAATTAGCCATGCTAGAAGCTTTAAATGACGGGTGGTATTTTTGCGCTGGAGATTTTAATGGAAGATCTGGAGGTTGGGTGGGATGTGTTGGGTATAGCCCTCAGTCAAGTTATACAGGTACATCTGGAAATAAAAAAGCTTATATTTGTGGATTAAATTATAATAATTTAGCTTATGCGGTTCCGTCTTTTGATCGTTCAGCTACTGACGGATGGGTGGATAGATCGGGTAATAGTAATAGTGGCACACTTGTTAATGGAACCAACACGGGAGTCAGTCATTATAGAGATGGTCAAGTAATAATGCCAGTTACTAACAGTTATTTGGAGTTTGATGGAAGTGATGATCAAATAACTATAGCGAATTCGAGCTCGTATAATAATACATCGAGTAAAACTGTTGAGATGTGGGTTAGGGCTGGAACTGGTGTTACGGGAAAATTTAATGTTATTTGTACTAATCGATCGTCGTCTGATACCGATGTTAATTTTGCATTTTATTTAGATGATAGAAAGGTTGTTAGACCTTGGAATCCAAGTGGGAACGATGAGATGGTATTATTTTATGAAATTGGAAATGGATCATCAACATTTGACGCTTTTTCTAAAGAAAAACTAGGTACAACAACTGGAGATGATTTGTGGCATTGTGTGGTTGGCGTAACAGATACAGCTTCAAGTAAAATATTTTTGTATTACGACGGAGAGTATGTAGCTGAAAAATCCTTTTCAGGTACACCTAATGTTCCATCCGCAAATTTAAGGATAGGTTCAGGTTACGGAGCGACTGATACCACGTATCCTTTTTCAGGTAAATATGGATTATTCAGAATATATAATAAAGCATTAACAGCAGCAGAAGTATTAAGTAATTACAACACAGTAAAACCAAGATTCGGATTATGATAAAAGGTGGGCCAAAAATAATCGATGATAACTTAGTGGTATGTTTGGATGCACATGATGCTAAGTCGTATGCTGGTGAGTCTACTACTAACGTAGTAACGTATACAAATTTAAATACTGGCTGGTCTAAGGTTTATCAATCTAATATTACTTACGATGAAATCGATCCACCAGATGGAATAACATCTCAAGTAGTAGGTCATACAAGAGGCAGTAACTCTGGCTACTGGTATTCATATGGTGATTATGCACCTCAAGTTCCTAATACTGTTTATACAGTTAGTATGTATGTAAAGACTTTAGATAGCAATTTCAGCATTAGATTTTACACAGCTGATAATAGTGAAACAGGTAGAGTGTGGGGTTCTTCGATAACAGTGCCTAACGATGGCAAATGGCATAGAATTGTATGGAATAGTTTTACTAACCCGTCTAACAGTCAATCAGATAGTTTATCTTTTAATTTTTTTTATGCAGGAGCTATAGATGCAGCTAGCACTAAAACTTGGTTTTGCGCTCCACAAATGGAAGCTAAATCATATCAAACTCCTTTTGTTGCTGGTTCTCGTTCAGCTACTAACGGTTGGGTAGATAGAACTACAAATAATAATGATGGCACATTAGTAAACGGAGTCAACACAGGAGTCAGTCATTATAGAGATGGTCAAGTAATAATGCCTGTTGCTAACAGTTATTTAGATTTTGATGGCACTAATGATTATATCACTATTTCTTCTTTATTAAATCAAGAGGCTATAAATGGATCAACTACCAAAACTATCATTTTATGGTTAAAAGCTGATAGTTATGGGGCAATGATGCCATTTTCGACAGGGCAAAATGGTAATGATAGAATTTATTATTGGACACAAAACAGTTTAAATACTTGGCGAATTGGTGACTATACTAGTACATCAGGTCATTCGACTTTGCCATCAGCTGGAACATGGTTTTGTACTGCTATAGTCATAAATGGGCTTAGTGTTACAGGATACCTCAACGGTACTCAAGATTATACAGGAGCTTACTCTGCTTTTACAACTCATGAGTACGCTGTATTAGGTAGACATGGTACCGGCTCTTATTATTATGATGGGAAAATAGGTAAAGTATCAGTTTATAATAACGCATTAACAGCAGCAGAAGTATTAAGTAATTACAACGCAACAAAAAATAGATTTACATAATTATGAGTTTTCACAACAGAAGATGGATATTTTTAGACTCTGAAAATATATCAGGAGTTAATTTCAACCAAGTGCAAGAAACAAGCGCCGAAACAGTTCGTTATTCGGTGGATAGCGGAACATTTTTCGTTAAATATAATGTCATCGAATATCCCGTTGATCCAACTGGCGCTAATGTAGACGCCAGCGGCAACACTTGGCAATTTTATTATAATACAGGAGTAGAGCCCCCTGTTATTACAGGGTCAGGAATGCTTTACCCTTCGGGTTATGAAGCTGGCAGACCGGACTGTTATGACTTAGCAGAAGAAATTAGCGGTAAAATCGAATGGCACCATGAAGAAATACTGGAGTATTTATCAACACCAGAGTGGACACCAACAGGAATAATGTAATATGTCGTATCATAATAATCCAAGAATAGTAACTGATGGCTTAACATTGTGTTTAGATGCTAATGCAGAAAGGTCGTATTCAGGCTCTGGTACTACTTGGTATGATTTAAGTGGTAATGGCTATAACGGAACTTTAACAAATAGTCCTACATATAATAGCTCTGGTTATTTTGATTTTGATGGTAGTGATGATTATGTTAATCTGCCACATTCAGAGTTATGGCAAAATATAAGTCAGATTTCTTACGATTTATGGTTTAAGCCTGATGTAGTAAATGTTCGACAAGGATTAATCAGTTCTCACGCTCAAGTATCTGGAGCTAATAATGACGCTATTGAAATAGAAATACAGTCAAATGGCACTTCATTTGTGGGATTTAGATCTACTAACGGTACTTTTTATAGTGCAGCATACGGAACCTCTTTGTCGGCAAATACTTGGTATAATTTAACAGGAGCGTTAAGTAGCTCAGATATCAAGTATTATTTAAATGGTCAACTAGTAGCTACACAAAGTAATTGGCCCGGAGGTAACGTTGCTAATTCCGCTTCTCAAACTTTAATGTTAGCTAGATATGCTACTTATTATTTTAATGGTAAAATAGGATCATTTAGAGCATACAATAAAGCTTTATCAACAAGTGAAGTGTCTCAAAACTACAACTCAATGAAATCTAGATTCGGATTATAATACATATAGATAGCTCTTTATAGGCAAAAAATGTGTAATTTTAGGAAACGATGAAAATTGTAGACATAGCTGATGAAATTTATAGAGAACTGGGAGAGCCATCATCGCTCTCTATCCCAGCCATATCCTTTTGGATTCGTAGTAATGTTGGAGAGCTAAACAATAGACTCAATACGGCTTTTAAGATTTACGATCACGGTACTGAAGCTTATGAATTTTCTGGAAGTTTTCAAGATTCTCAATATGTTCCTCAAGCTTTTAATGAAGCAACCGGCGCTGTTGGTTTAGGTGATCCAGCTTCTGTAACTATAGAACCCGAAGAAGCGGCTATCTTGAAAAAAATGTATTTCGTGCATTATTACGACAAACAAATAAGAAGTACAATTGGAGCGGCCTCAACCGATCCTGTCGTGGAAGTAGCTTCTGATGGATCAAGAGTTCGGAAAATAAATAAGAATGAATTAAGTAAAACCTATCTCGCTTTGAAAAAAGAAGAGTATATGGAACTTACCGATTTAATAAATGCTTATAAATTAAGAAAAACTTCACCTCTTCAGGTGGCTGGAGATGATACTGTAAGAGCAGAGTTTCCGAGTAATAACGAAGGTTACCCATATAATCGGGTACCAAACTATATAGGATAATGGCGTCTTTAATTCCAAATTCTGCATTGCCGGGGCTAAGACAAGCCTTAGCCGATCATTTTGACACGTTTAAGGGAACTATAACGGTTCACAAAGAACCCAAAAGAACAGTTACCTTAAGCTCTGATCAAAATATTTATGCTGGTTATGGAGCGCCCAAAGAACAGGTTACTTATACTCCTGTTAGTCAAGATTTTAGCGCAATTATTAATTACAAAGAAGATCAACCCTTAAACTACCAAGAAGAATTAAAAGTTGATATAGAAAAAGGTGAAGTAAGAATAAAAGTCGAGCTTGATTGTAAAAACTATATAGAGAAGGGCAAAACTGAAACCGTAGAAATAAATGGCAAAATGTTTAACGTTATAAGCTCTGAAGGAACAAGATTTTTTGTGGGTCAGACTTATTACGTTTTCTATCTGGAGGCAACCACTTAATGGCTCTTAGAAAGAAATTAGATATTAAGCAGCTTTTGAAGAAAAACTATACTAATTCAAAAGCATTACAAAATTTAGCTTACGGAGCAGCAAAACAGAAATCTGAAAAGCTTAAGAAAGATTTTTTAAAAGAATTCGACGCTCATCCAGTTACTAAAGAAATAAAACAGGGGCCAAGCGGAATGGCGAGCTCTTTATTGGGAGGTAGGGGTAACTTTTTTGGTTTTTTGGGGTTTAATTCGGGCCAGCAGCCAATAGAAATATTGAGAGATCAAATAGAAAATAATATTACGATTTTAAATAAAAAAGGTAAGATAAAGAAGATTTCTAGCACCTCATTTGTTTGGCAATTTGATATTTCTGTTCCGTCTAAAGCTGATATATATAACGTAACACCAATGACATGGAGCACCAAAAGCTGGGTGAAAGGTGTTGAAAGAGGTATAACTAATTATAGCAATACAATTTTTAAAGAGTCTAAAAACAGTAGGTCTGGAGTAGCTATACAGGTAGAGAGTAAAGTAGGTTTTATTAAATTTAACGCCACTCCTTATGTTACTCAAATGTTAGATAGATTAAAAGCACAACTGAAATGAAGCCACAATTTGACAATCAAGTACTTTCTAGTTTTTTGCTATGGTTTGACCATACTTTATTAAAAGATGGTGAAGCATACCAGAATACTACGGGTCAATTTTATAATGTTCTGCAAGAATTTGCAGGCTATCAGACTTTTGCCAGCTCATATTCACAAATAGTATCTGACGCTTCAATTACTGGAGCTACAATTCCCACAGGTCTTTATGTTGGTAGTAATTTAGTAGATGTAGGTGAAGGTGGTTCAACTGGTTTATATGCTATTGATTATAATAACGGCCGCTCTTATTGGTCTGGAGATCAAGGAAGTGATATAACTGGCAGTTTTGCCATAAAAGATTTTAATACATTTCTTACAAACAGAACCGAAGATGAAATTCTATTTCAATCTCAGTATACCAATAGAAATAAGATATCAAATGTAGTCCCTACAGGTTTGGAAGCAAATACAAGAACTTATCCAGTAGTTTACATTAAAAACGACGGTAGTTCTAATGACCCTTTTGCTTTTGGCGGTCAAGATAATACAAGAATAAACGTCAGAGCTGTAGTAATCGCCGATAGCCAATTTGAAATTGATGCGATTGGATCTTTATTTCGGGATAAAACTAGACAGTATTTTTCTTTATTCGAAGCTTCGGAGATGCCTTTTAACCAGTTCGGGTATTATAGAAATGATGTTCAATACAACTACGATACTGTGACTGCTGGAAAGAATGAAAGTCAAAAATGTTTCTTGGAAGAAGTCAATATTTCTAGGTTTGATCGGGCTCTGGAAAATGAAGTCAGAAAATTTAACCCAAACGTTTACTCTACATTAATTGATTTTGAAATTAGTAAGGTTAGAAACCCCGGATGTTAAGGATTTTATTTCTCTTTTGGGCTTAGTAAATGTAATTTAAGATAAGAAAACTTTTATAGGAACTAAAAAAAATGGCAAGAACAAGAGTAATTTATCAAAGTGAAGCAGTCTACTGTAGTCAAGATGTAGCTTTTGACGCAGACCAGACGGCAGTCGGGGCTATTAAACAATTGAGTAGAGTGCAAAGCGCAAACTATTCGTTTTCAGTAGCTCGTCAGGACGTTAACCAATTTGGAAATTTAGCTGCGATTGATCAGATCATTACGGAAAGTCCGACGGTCTCTTTCGATACTAGTTATTACCTAGCGAATTTTAGCAATGAAGATCGTTTAGGTTTTAATGTATTGCAAAGTGGGGTTGCAGCTACTGGTTTTACCTCATGTATTGGTGATATAATTGACAGCTCAACTAACGCTTATCAAAAAGATTATTATTTGCTTACTACAAAAGAGGGTAAAGACGCTAATCAAAATACGACTTCTGGAGACTTTTCATATGGTGCTAGTATAATTGGTATAGGAAATGCGTTTCTTAGCTCTTACTCAACAGAAGGAGCTGTTGGGGGACTCCCTACAGTTTCGGTAAGTGTTGAGGGGCAGAATATGAATTTCGTTAATCTTCCTTACACTCAAGGTGTAGCGGGTATTGGGGCGGGTTTAAAAACTGGTGTAGCAGGTGCAGTCACTTTTATATCAGGAGAAAACCCTGCAGTAAATAGTAGTAATGGTGAAAAAGTTAATCTTCCGGCAGTTTTACCAGTTCCTTTGGATAACGCTTCTACTAACGTAGGTGATAAAATTTCAACTCTTCGTCCCGGTGATATTACTTTGACTTTAGCAAAACAAACTGAAGCTAGCAATACCGCTGCAACATTGTTTTCAACTACTACTGGTAATGCTTTATATGCTCCAGATTACGCTGGTGCAAGTATTGATGATGCTCATATTCAAAGTTATACAATGAATTTTGACTTGAGTCGTTCACCAATTCAGAGTCTGGGTAATAGATTTGCTTTTGCAAGGACAATAGATTTCCCGATTAATGTTAGCTTGAGTGTTGACGCTGTTCTTTCTGATCTTACTTCAGGATCTTTAGCGGACATTGTTAACTGTGATCATAAGTTTGATGCTAGGATTACCCTCAAAGATCCAGCATGTAGTGGTCCTAAGCAGGCTATATGTAATTATATAGTGAAGGGGTTAAAACTTGACAGTCAGTCATTTTCTTCAGATATTGGGTCCAACAAGACCGTTACTTTAGATTTTAGCTCACAAATTGGTGGGCCAGATCAGTTCGGTCATGGTGTATTCATGAGCGGTCATTTCGCTACTTAATATTTGAACAGTATTCTTAAAACGACCTCTGCGTAGCGGGGGTCGTTTTTTTTTATACTTTTATAACTCTTTCCTATATGATATAAAGTACAAGGTATAAGGTATGTCTAAGGAAGAAGGTCCGGAAAAGGATATTATTAATAATTTTTTTGCGTTTCAAACAAAACGTAAAATTACCAATCTTTACAAACAGTTTTTCTTCATCTTAGAAGACCTAGAAAGCGATGGAATAAAAATTCCAGAAGACCGTCACCAAAAAATAAGAAAAAGAATTCTCGATTTAGGTAACGATACTATTCGTGAACTAGAGGATTATTTCGATAAATTTATAGAATATAACAATAATAATAAAAAATGAAACGTATATACGAATTTACTGTTGATAAGGAAGAAGTTGTAAAAGAAGAAACCGTAGAAAAAAAGAAAGACGGGACTGAGGTAAAAACTTCAAAAGATGTAAAGAAAAGTGTCCCACATAAATATTTCTTGCGACGACCTAGTCGCGCCATGACTGACGACGCCGAACTATATTATGGTGTCAGACTTGCCGAAGGAATAAAAGCAGGACTGTTGACGAAAGCCCTTCTCGAAAAAAGATTCGATAATGATGGGGGTATTCGTAATGACAAACAGGACGAACAGTATAAAGAAGCTCTAGCTACATTAGAAAAACTACATAAGGAGCAGACTAAAATTCTTGAGGTAGAGGAAAAGAAAAGATCCGCCGCTCAAAAGAAAAAACTTAAAGAAATCGGCGAAGAGATGAAACCAGCTCGAAGAGCTCTCAGGGATCTACAGTTGAAAGAAGATGGTCTTTATGAAGAAACTGCGGAAAGCCGAGCTCGAAATAAAGTTATTCTTTGGTGGATGCTCCATTTGGCTTATTCGGAGAAAGATGGTACTGAAACCCCATTTTTTGGCGCAGGTTCATTTGATGAAAGACTAGACAGGTACGATGAAATTGATGAAGGAGAAGACCTTCATGAACTTGTTGTAGCTAGAAAAGTAGCTTATTATGTAAGTTTCTGGTTTGTGGGAAGACCGAATAGCCAACAGGAATTCCAAGAAATGATTGATATGGCTCTTAAGATTGATGAAGAAGAAAGTAAAGCTGCCGAAGAAGAAGCAAAAAAAGATGAGTCTTAAGATGTGGAAGATGCAAGTTTAAAGGTTGTTTTCTCTGAGATATTAAGAGGTTTTACCTTAGTCGATTCTCATGATTATGGAAAGATTCGGGTAAAGCATTTTACTAATTTCGATTCTGCCGAGTTAGATATTAAAAACAAGCTGTTCCTTGATAAAGCTGTAAATCAAGGTCTGCCGACTCGAGATGATCGAATAAAATATCTATTAGAAGAAAATATTTGGACTGAGAAAGAAAATAAAGAAATTTTACAGTCTAAAAGTATGCTGGCAGGGCTTAGAAACTCTAAAGGTAAAGTTTTCTTGCAGTCTCATATCAATCAACTTAATGAGCAAATAACAAACGAGCAGCTAAAGCTAGCTCAATTAGAAGCAAAAAAAGAAGAATTAATAGGATTTTCCGCCGAAAACTATGCTTCCCGTAGGATTAATGAACATTACATGTTTAATGCTATCCTGAACGAGGATGGCGAAAAGTTATTTAGTGAAGAGGATTTTGAAGATCTTGATGAAAGCACACTGATCGATTTAATAGGTATTTATAATAGAAGTACTAAAAAATTCAACTCCGAAAGTCTTAAAAAAATATCCCTTTCCGGTTTTTTTACCAATTTATTTTATCTCTGTGAGGACAATGCTCATGTTTTCTTTGGAAAACCTTTGGTTGAGCTAACTTTTTACCAAATAGAGCTTTTTGGCTACGCAAGGTACTACAAGAGCTTAATGGAGAATTCTGAGAGTAAAGTCCCAGATGATATAAGACAAGATCCTGAAAAAATTGTTGAGTGGTTTAGTTCAACAAAAAGCGCCAGAGAAACCCTTGAAAAGTCTAAAAACGCAGGTCAAGACGGTAGTGCTACATCTTTGGTTGGTGCTACAAAAGACGACTTAAAGCGTCTCGGACTAGATAATCCTGACGAGACTATAAACCTAGCCAAAAAAGCTGCAGAAAAAGGCGGAAGACTTAATATGGAAGATATGATGAAACTTCACGGCATGTAGTGAAAAAATAGTGTAATATTCCTTAGGAATATGGCTAGGGATCAAATAGAAGTCGATTTATTATTAAACGCTAAGAAAGCGGAAGCCACGATTAAGCAGATGAATCGTGAGCTAAGTAAAATGGGTAAAACCATGGGACAAGCTTTCTCTGGCGCTGGTGGTGGTGCGGGTAACAAAGTTAGAGCCCTCGGCACCGGTCTGTCCAAAGCTACAGTTCGCGCAGACGAATTCAGCAAATCCCTAGAAGCTTCCAATGCTCGTGTTATAGCTTTCGGCGCTTCAGCAGGATTAATCATGAATGTCGACAGAGCTATGCGAGCTATGGTTAAAACTACCATTCAGGTGGAAAAAGCCATGGCTGACGTAAATGTCGTCATGAATGTTTCCACTAAGCAGCTTGATCAGTTCGGTAAAGGAATGTTCAAAGTTGCTAAAGATACCGCTCAAGGATTTTCCACAGTTGCAGAAGCTTCTACTGAATTAGCTCGTCAAGGTTTGGGGATGGAAAAAACCCTAGCTAGAACCAAAGATGCTCTTATCCTGACTCGACTTACAGGAATGAACGCGGCAGATGCTGTGAAATCACTTACTGCTGCTGTAAACTCATTTAGTAAAGAAGGAGCAACCTCTGCTCAAGTTGTTAACAGAATGGCAAAGGTTGATGCTCAGTTTGCTGTGAGTTCTGAAGACTTAGCTAATGCAATCTCTCGAGTTGGAGCTTCTGCTCAATCAGCAGGAGTAAGTATGAATGAGTTGATGGCTATAACCACAGCCGTTCAGCAAAGGACTGCTCGTGGTGGTGCAGTTATTGGTAACGCATTTAAAACTATATTTACCCGTATTCAGCGTTCTGAAGTCCAACAGAAATTAGAAAATATAGGTGTGGCTACCCGAAACATGAATGGAGAAATGTTGTCTGGTATTCAAGTCCTGCAAAACTTAGCTAATAATTTTAATAACCTAACTAAATCTCAACAAGCATCTACAGCAGAAAGTGTCGCAGGAGTATTTCAGGTTAATATTTTAAAATCTGCATTGGCTGATTTGTCCCAACAAAATTCTGCTTATGCTGGGGCTTTAAGAGCAGCAAATACTGCTACTGACGAAGCTTATCGTAAAAATGAAAAACTTAATCAAACATTAGACTCTTTAGTTAATAAAACCATGGCTAACCTAGTTCAAGCTGGGTCAGCTTTGGGAGGGAATATTTTTGGCCCTGCTATTAGTAATGTTTTAAACACTGTAAATTCTACTATAGAAGCCTTTAGTGAAGGCGGTAAGTTTGAGAGTTTTGGCGAAGGAATAGGTAAAAATTTAGTTAAAGGTATAGGTAAATTTATAGGTGGTCCCGGTTTAATTATAGCTACTGCAGTGTTTGGTAAATTAGCCTTAAGTTTGGGTAAATTTGCCACCACAGCTTTTAAAGATATAATGGGTATAAATAACGCTGTTAAACAGAGAGCGGCGTTAGAGGAAATTGTTGTAAACACTTTAGCCAGTGAACCTGCCCTATTACAAAAAGTTAAAATGGGAACATTAAGTGTTCTCGATGTCGAAAAACAAATACTTGCTACAATAAAGCAGCAGCAAGCTGAAAGAGCTGCGTTAAAGGGGTATGGAGGAGCTATCGCAGGTTCCTTGTACCAAAGGGGAACTCGCGTTGGCTCTAGCGGTAGAGCCTTTAGTAGAGGTATGGGTAGAATGGGTAGGGCCTCTGGGTTTGTACCGAATTTTGCTAACCCTAATGTAGAAAGAGCGGCGGCAGCGGCGGGAGGATATACTGCCGGAGCAATCAAAACGATGAATCAGCCCGGTGCTGGTACCATGATGTACAACTCTGCGGAAACTGTTAAACAGTTCCCCGGTATGAGTCAAAAGGCTATAATGCCTCCAAAAAATAGTCCCGCTGGAGCAGGATATAAGTCAGCTTTCGGCGCTGCACATGGTTTTGATCCTTATGCTGCTGAAGGATTTATCCCCAATTTTGCTCCCCGTCTTAGTAAAGATCTACTTAGAGCTGGGACTATTAGAAAATCTAGAGCAGGGAGTCGTTTAAATAAAAGATACGATATTCCCGCCAGTAATATTGGGGTTCTGTTAGGTTTTGGCGCATCTGGGATGGATCAGAAAAAAGATTTTTCCGCAAATGCAAGTTCATTATCAGGTCTATCTAAAACACCTTTAGGAAAAATTTTAACAAAAGAAAACGCTAAGATTAATTTAAAAGGAGTAAGGGTAAGAAGTTTTCTTTCAGGTAGTAGCGAGGACAGAGCTGAAAAGCATTTTGAATCAACTCTAAACACTAATCTGAAGTCAGGAATAGGTACTCTGTCAAAAAATATAATGTCCCAACTCGGTATAGAGGGCAATCCGGGAAGGATGGGGCGTCTTAGTAAATCCTTACAAGGAGAGGTGTTTGAAGAATCTATGAGGATGGCTATGAAAGCTGCAGTAGCAATTCCCGGTGCAGCTTTCGATTTCGAGGCAGGCGCTAAACCTTCTGTTGCGATGTCAAAAATATTTGGTCAGCCAATTCTTCGTATAGATGCGAAAAGAAGACTTTCGTCTGCTGGTGCTGGAGAAATGCCAAAAAAATATTTCAATGATCCTGTAACACGAGATATGGGTATGGCAGCAATATCTAGTCAAATGGGAGGTAGAAAACTAAAAGCTCTTGGTTATGTTCCTAATTTTAGCCCTTTGAGCTCTTCCATTGCTAGAGAAAGACAAGCGGGAATCCCAGCTTCAAAAATTAGAGTAGGATCTAGTCCTGCTTTACGTTCTTCTGGAAATCCTTCTGGTTTAGGTGTTTATAACACGATAGACGAACCAAGAGGTTTAAATCAGGGCATTAGTAGATCTAGATCGATGGGGATTAATCCTAAGAGTCATGGAGCGGCAGAAGGATTTGTACCTAATTTTATGATGGACGTCGGGATAAGAGGCGTAGCTAGCATGGCGCAAAAAAGTGGTATGTTTAGCGGAATGGGTAGCAAGGCAAAGGGGCTATACGGAAGCGTCAATAAAAAACTTCAAGGTGGCGGTATGGGACTTGGTTTTGCTGGTATGGGAGCAGGAACCACGCTAATGGGGGCATTCGATAACCCATTAGGTCGTATAGCAGGATCAGCATTAACAGGGATAGGAGGAGGTCTTCCGGGGGTGCTCGCCATGGGTGGAGTTGGTATCTTGTCTGAAGTATTTACTGCTTTAAGTTCTACCAGTGAAGACGCTTCGGAAAAATTAAAAGAACAAATTGCAGCTCAGAAAGAAGCTAACAATACAGCTAAAGAATCTGCTGTGGCTTTTGGTGAAGTCGCTGAAAGTTTATCAGCGGCTGAGTTTGTAACCCGTAAAGAACAGGTAATTGGGGATTTGTCCAAGGCTTTTCCAAGCATGATAGGATCTAAAGAGTATAAAGATTTACTAAAGGCTAATAAAGGTAATTTTGGTCAGGTTAGTTCCGCTTTTACAGAACAGGGAGAAAAAGTTCAAGCTTTTCAAAATGTTGCAAACATTTCGAATTTCAAAGGTATGGTGCGTCCACAGTCAGTCGGAGGCGGTGGGATAGACGATGCACTTTACGGAGGTGAAGGGTATCTGAAAACAGTTTTAGGTTTGGAATCTGGAGCTGGAAAAACTGCAGCTGATGAACTTACATCTAAATTAGAGGGCACCAAATATTCTCCAGAGGGAGTTATAAGAGATGTAGTAAAAAGGGGGAATATTCCTTACGCTGCACAATCTGCTAATTTGGGAACTAGTACAGCTTCAGCAGCGGCTGCTATGGGTATGTCAGTAAAAGATTATAAGAACTTTAGGAACCCTGTAGAAACGGGCTTGCAAGAACTAGTTAAAGAGGAAGGTGGACTTGAAAAAAGAAACGCAGCTTTAACTGAGTTTAATAATAGAATTATAACTCTTTATACGAATGGAGAAATATTATCAAAAGTTCAAGAAGAAGAAGCGAAGCGTCAAAAACAAATAAATGACCAAAAAGGTAAAGAAAGCCTAGCTCAGTCCGAATACACAAATGTGATCTATGAAGCCATGAAAGCTCAAGCAGAGTACAGAGATAGTGTTTTCGAACTTCAAAGACAATTAGATACATTTAAAAGATCTTCAGCTCAAGAGCTCGCAATACTTGGGATAGAGGGTAATTTAAGAACTGGAAGAGCTGGAGCTACGATGACGCAAGCCGGCGCAGTTGGAGTTAGTAGAGATATAACTATTGAAAGAGCAGAAAAAATTAGTAAAGATGCTGCGGATATAGCCGCGAAAACTTTAGAGATAGATATTAAATCCGGATTAAAAGATCTTGATGTAGTAAAATTTATTGAAGGCCAAACGTTGGGAGCTCCTGAAGCTAAACGAGCTTTGGATATTTTTACTCAAGCTAGGGAAAGTATAAAAACTGGAGTAGATGGAAAATCTGCGACAGATGATTTATTAGAGCAGTTAGCTTCCGTTAAAGGGTTGGATTTGTCCGATAGAGTCTTTCAATCTAGTACTGAAGAGGGTCTTAAAACTTTTTTAGCTTCAGAAAATTTACCGTCAATAATAAATACCCTAAGTACAGCTTACGAAAAACATCAGAGAACTACAGAGGCAGCTACAGAGACAGAAACCAATGCAATAGCTCTAGCGAAAAAACAATATGAAGTACAGCTAGAGCTACTAAAATTACAGCGCACAATCAATACAGCTCGGCGTCAAGAAATGCGCGAAATACAAGCTGATATTGCGTCAGCAGAATTTCAAGAAGCAAAAAGATTAGCCGCTACAGGTCAGTTAGGAGCACGAGGAGTCGGTAGTGCTTATGAAGCTAGTATAAATGCTCAAATAGCTGCGGGTGGAGTAAGATCAGTTAATTTTGGCGGTGTTATGGGTCAAACATTTAAAAATGAAATGTCTTATGGTGGCGTAGACGCTTTTGAGGACTTCAGAACTGGCGTTAAAGATGTAGCAGGCACAATGAAATCATCTTTTGCCGATGCTTTTCAATCCATATCAAGCGGCGCTACAACCGTACAAGGAGCTTTAGCTAACATGGCTCAAAGTATTCTGAGCTCGATAAACCAAATGTCCACCCAAATATTTACGAACATGATGTTTTCAAAAATGTTTGGAAATAATTCTCCGGGAAATTTTGCTAAAGGTGGATATGTTCCCGGTTATGCTACCGGAGGTTTAGTAACAGGTGGATCTGGCTACAAAGATGACGTATTGACTAAAATGCAAGGCGGAGAATTTGTTATTAAAAAATCTGCTGTCAACAGAATCGGAATAGGCAAACTAAATGCAATAAATGGCTATGCAAATGGCGGCTCTACAGGGCCTAGTATGGGTACCATGGGTCTTGTAGCAGGAGTAAGTGGCGCAGCAACTGGGATACTCGGCGCAGCGATGCAGGATCGTCCTGATAAACCTTTACCTTCCAGAAACTATGGAATGGGAAGAGGTAGTTTAGGTTATTTAGGTGGAGCAGATCCTGATGGTGGTCAGATTGATAGAGCTTCAGGCGGTGGAACTTCAGCTAACGTTTCATTGTCTAAAGGTTTTGTATATTATAGAAGAGACCCAGAGACTGGAAGATTAGTAAGTGAAAGAGCAAGACCTACTGAAGGAAGATTTGAAGTAAGCAGTGCTTTATCACTAATGGGAAGACTTGACGAAGGCGATCCTCAGACATCAAGGATGTTTGATAAGGAGCAGAGAATTGCCAATTATCAAAACTATATAGCTGGAGAAAAAGCAAGTAGAAGAGCTCAAATACAAGCTGTTAAAGATCAGAAAAGATCTCGATTAATTGGAGCTTACATGAATGCTGCCATGTTGATTGGTGGAGCTAAACTTTTTGGAGGTGGAGCTGGTACTGCTGGGGAAGATTATGGAGGAGTTGACCCCGGAGGTGAATTGACCGCTGGTGGTGGATCGTTTAACTCTCTTGATCCCGGTAATGAACTGGGTGGTAACGCTAATGGAGGTTTAGCTAAAGTTATGGGCGGCGAATATGTCATGAGCCCACAAGCTGTTCGTACTCACGGTGTAGATTTCATGACAGAACTTAATCGCGGAAATGTTCCTCGTTACGCTTCTGGCGGTTTAGTTGGTAACCAAACTGGCGGGGTAGCTACCGGCGGTTCAGGATCAGCCATGAGTGGGAACATGACTAATAATGTTAAGATTAATGTTAACATCGATAAAAGTGGAAAAGCAGAAGCTAGTGCCACTGCCGGTTCCCAGAGTGGTTTAGAGTCATCGAGAGAAGAAAGTGAAGACATTCAGAACAATGCAGATCTAGGAAAAGCTCTTCAAAGTGTTGTACTCGATGAACTTATAAAACAACAAAGACCGGGAGGCTTGTTACATTCCCAGAGTTAATAATTTCTATTCTCTAAATTGGATATTCTTTTTTCGAGCTCGATAAATTTAAGCTCTATCATTTTAATACCCTCGTTGTACATCGCATGAGGGTTGATGGAATCATGAGGTAATATAGGTATTTTAGCGATAGGAGAAAAATCAAAAGTCATTTCACACATCACGTTTTCTATAGAGGAGTGATTATAGTCTTTATTTAAAATGATTACCTGTTTTGATAAATAGATATTTCCATTTCTGACTCTATTAGGCAGCGAATAAAGTAATTCTATCTCAGTATATCCATCTACAATCTGGACACTCATTATATTTCTTTCAAGGACAGATTGAGTTTCTGATTGATCAAATTCAATATCTGCAGTTATGAAGTGCCCTTCTTCATTCATGATCTGAACTGGATTGGAGGGCGGCTCAATATATTTACCGGGAGCAGAAATGGACATTTCTAAAATCCTACCTTTAGGGTCTACTTTTTTTACAGTAAATTCAGTATATTCGCCGGTTAAGTTTTTGCTACTGCTTGAAGCCGTTCCTCCCTGAGCATATATTTTATCTCCGTAGCTGTATTTAAATTTATTCTCTTGCTTTATGTTTGAAACTTCAATAGCTTCATATTCTTCAAAATCAATATCTAATTTATCCCCAGCAGTAAGACGAAAACTAAAATCTCCTTTTACTCTTAATGATTTTCCTGAACCTTCAAATTTTCTTTTGATATTGATAGATTCAAAATTTTCCGCTTGGTAATATATTTCATTATCGCCGATACTTAAAAAAGCTCCGTTTTTACAAACGACTTTTCTTTCGCTGCTAAGATATAGTCTATTTGTGTCTTTTTTTATTGACGCTTCGAAAATTTCGGGCTTCATATATTAATTTTACTCTAAATCAACAAGAATACCAAATTTAAATTTTATACCTCCGGCAGCTACTATAGGTTGCCAAGTGCTGTATAAGTTATATATGGGTTGTTGTTCAAATCTAAGGAAAACTTTGTCATTATGTTTGACAATATGGTAAGGATTTATAGTCGCTGTTCCATAAACCGAATTTGACGGAATCCCGGGGTAACCTGTGTCTACAAAAACTGTATACTTATTTTTGTCCAAACTTCTATTAAACGTAATTTCAATAAAAAAGTTTGTATCATGAGATATATGACTAGTCCATACCTGAATATTATTTACACCTACCAAATCACCTTTAACTATAGATTTGCAAAGATTTTTATCATCAGTGTCTTGAGTGTTGATTTCCAATTCTCTATAGTTTACGGATGCTCTATAGTCTGCGGATGAATTGGGAAAGAATACGCTCTTACCTCTCTCGTTTGGCTGGTCACCCGAAACTCTATTTTTACGGTCCACAATTTTTGTAGCCTCGGTTTCATTATGACAGACTACTAATTCCGCCCAGCAAGCAAATGTCATTGATTTAAAGGCCGCTGAGACAGCACTAAACTCTCTCAACCTAAAAGAGGTTCCTAAAGGCTCTAAAAACGCTATACCATCTCTAGTACTAAATGGGTTTGAGAAATTATACTCTACGTTTCTATTAGGTAAAGTGGAGAAGTTTAACGTATGATCGCTGAATATTCTTGGAGACTCTTGATTTGTTGTAGAGACATCATACTTAGGGCTATCATTTTCATCTGTAATAAAAGCCCTACGTAAAGATAAGCTGTCAAAAAGTGCAATGGCTATATTTATATTAGTAACTTTAGGATTATTAATCATCGAAAATGGAATTTTAAATCCATCTATGCCTTCATTAGCGCTGAATACATGATAACCTCTGTGAACCCTAGGCCCTACATAATTCGGTTTAGGGGTAGTACCGTCTGGCATAAATTTTTGATGATTTGCATATCCTGCATCTAAAAGAACGACTTTGTCAAAAGCAAAACCCTTACCATCTACCGCGTCAACACTACTACTTCTATTGTTGTTTATATTTTCATTTGATTTAATGTTATACGCTCCATGCTTGTCCTGAGTGTTAATACTTAGCTTAAAATTTGGAGCAAGATTTGAATACTGATCGTTATCATTTCTACTGTTATCTCCAGTGGTATAATAATATACAACACCCTCTACATCGTTAAAAAATCGATCCAACTCTTGATCTGTTAAAGTTCGCTGACCATCTAGTGCTTCGACAGCTTCCAGAGTAACATCTATAGTCCCTTCAGTAAGTAACTTCATTGAAGCCTTGTAAGGGTAATTGTGTTCAGCTACCTCATTCATCGTAAAGTATTCATTATCTTTTCCTTCCTCACTACTAGACTGAGAGAAAAATATACCACTAGGAGAATCTATTTTTACACCTAGAATATCATAAGTTGAATTGAAGCCATCTGGATTCCAAGATTCTTTTGATGGAGGGCTTTTTATAGTTCCATCAGTATTTAGGATTGGTACAGTGTTGTCATAAACTTGATTTCCAGCACTCGTTTCCCCTTGCTCGTCTTGTGTTTCTATAACTATGTCAAACTGTCTTAAAGGTAATTCTTCAGACTCCCTTATCACCATTCCACTAGGCGTGGCTTTATAAAAGGTAGATGATTGGCTAGTACCTTCATATTTGCTGAATCCTCTAGCGTTTAGATTAGTGCTCGTATAACTCGCGCTCTTTAAATCATCAATTAAATCCGGATTGTTAATCTCTTCGCCGAAAAGAAAAGTAGGTTTAGTTGAAGGCGACGTATATCCTGTGAACTCAAAATATATATGACTATCAGGAACATTCGCCGAAGTACTTGTCACACCAAGATCTACAACATTAGAAGGTCTTCTAATCGTGACTCGATAATCTATATTTTGAACGGTATCAAAATTTAGCTCGTATCTTCCGAAGCCTAAGTTGCCATCATTTCCTATATTTCCGGCCTGCTCTTCTTCGCTCATGTTAAAAATACCTTTTTGAGAGCTTACTTGCCACTCAAACGTAGGATTGGTATTATCTAACGAGTAACCTCTTACATCACTTGCAGTAGACTGAATAGGGAAACCATCAGAGCCTCGAGTAGTTAAATTACTAATTGAAAAAGTCTGAACCGGGGCTGTAAATTTATCAGTATCAACTGCTATCTTTCTAAAAAGACCATGACCTATCACTCCAACATTCGAAATTGGGTATACTATAACATAATAGTCATCATTTTCACTTATTAAATTCTCAATTTGAATTTTTGATTTTTGCTGACCTTCTATATTATTGAAAAATTTAGTATCCTCAGGGGTTATTAATTTAACCTCATTTTGTTTTACAGCGTCATAGGATCCTTTATCGACTATATATGTAACACCTTCAACTGCGGTTATTGGAGAACCTTTAGTTGAATCAATCCATTCAGTAGTTATTTTAGGGTCTGTTGTAGGTATAATTATAAAAGAATAACTAATATTATTTATATTATTACTCTCTCCATAATTTATATCAACACTCTTACCGTCATTAGCTATATTTAGATTATTTTTAAATCCAGCTACAGAAAATTCAGATTTTAAAGTGACTAAATTTTGCCCTTTGTCTGGGTATGTACCCGGAATACTTGGGGTATCTAATATGACATCTAGTATATCTGAATTTCTTTTACCTGCACTGTCAGCGGGTACTGGGTCTTGATCAGGATAACTATTAATCCATTCGTCTCTATTGGAAGATTTTGCAGCGTTATTTTTCACCGGGAAGAATAGATCAAGTACGTTATTTTTTGTATATGAAGATCCTACCGAATCTACTGATTCATATTTTCCGGTAGAGTAAGCTAAAGCTGAGATAGAGTAAGTAGAGTCTTCATCTTCGGCAATATTTATAATTCTATATGCAGATTCATTATTATTTATAAATTCAGGGTCATTGTCGAATAAAGGCTCAACGCTCCAAATAAGATTTTGACCAGAATGGTAGTTACCAGAATATGGAACTGCTTCTGATGACCTTGCTACATTATTATTTGAGTATCCAGTAATAACATAGTCTGCGAAATTTAGTTGATTACCTGTATAAGGTTCTCCTACAACAGACCCCTTTGAAACGCCATCAAGATCTTCAATTCTTATACCGCTGTTAAAGTAAATTTTAGTACAAACAGCCGATCCTACGTTTCTCAAATCAGATCTAAAAGCACCCGGAGCTCCTGTTATATTTATGACATCAGACCCATTAAAGACGAGATTTTGAATTTGAGTTCTTCTAACTCCTTCGTCTACGTCAACGCTACTACTAACAGTTTGCTCGTTGTAATCATAGGTCGGGGTCAATAATGAGAATTTGTACTTTTTATCTTTTTTAAAATTTAGAGCCTGATCTATAATTATGCTATTTACATTTTCTCTTTGGGTAGTTGTTAATGCAGTTTCAGTTAGCCTGTTAGCATATGTAATATCTGTGCCGCCTTTTATTACAGCATTAGTCCTGCCGCTATATTTTAATGGATTTCTATAGTTATCATAAATACTAATTACATCACCGGGTCTCAAATAAGCCCCATCCATACCAACACTAAAACTAGCTGTTTCTGTTTCTTCAGATTCACTGGCTAAAATCCATTTCGCAAATCTCCTTGCTTGTCCTCTACTGGTACACCCAAGAGCTGTCGTTTCTAATTCTCTAATCCCATACCTTTTTACATACTCTTCATCCTCCATGTATTCCACCGCAGGTTGGTAGCTATTTCTTTTATCGTTATATCTTACAATAGCTACAGTGTGACGGGCTTTCTTCGCCGAGCTTGAATAAGTAAAATTACCATCGAGAACATTTGAATTATTAAAACTGTAAATAGCAGATTTGAGTTTGTCTTGAGATGAAAAAATACTACCATTACTGTAGTACGCTATACCTCTAAAAATAGAAGATAAATCATTAAGGACTTTAAAAGCTTCTTCTCGGGATGTAATTATATAGTTAATTGTAAAGCGCGGTTCAAACCCGCCATAAGTGTCATCTACAAGTTCATCACAGTACTTTGCTACATCATAGAGTGCCCATTTATCTATTTGAGACGCATCTATAAATTCTCCTAATCCATACCTAGGGTTAGTAATCAAATCATAGAAACACCAAGCGGGATTATCTGTCCAAATCAAATCTTCAGCAAAATTACCGTCCCATTCTACAGTAGGGTCTTCATTATTGCGCTGAAAAGTAAAACCATCAGCAGTTCGGTTTAAGTCAGTCTTTGTGTTTGTTTTATCACCTAAGGCTACCCCTTTATAATAACTACTAGCGGAAGCGGAGCTATTTCCATAACTTTTTATGAACGGGTTGTAGTTGTTGGGAACTTTTACTTTTAGTAATCTCGCGTCATATGCTCTGGAAGGTATTCTTTGAAAAGATCTTGCGTCAAATAAAGAATAGACCATGGATGAGTAAGGGTATCTTAATTTTGTTCCATAAACTTCAACAATAGAATCTACAAAAGATTGGTTTCTTAAAAAGGAAGTAATAGATTCCGGGGTCGTTCTTACGATCCTAATCCTCCATCCTTCGAAGTTATCTTTATCTTGAAATCCTTTGTCTGAAAGATCAATGGTAGTGGATCTAATATATCCTTCTTCTATCTTACCTTCTATTATTTCATTTTTAGCAAGCTCCCAAGATTCAGTGGAGAATTGGGACAATGTATCACTTGTCGTTTTATTTGAGCTGAACCTATCATTGAACATAGGTTGATAAAAAATACTATATTCTATAATGCGAGCTTTTTGGTCTCCATAACCTGTCGCTGCTTGTCGTTTTTTGTAAGTTTTTTCGCCGAATTGTAAATTTTCTTGCAATGACGGTACTTTTATTCGAACTATAATTTCATTACATTCTTTATTAAGTATACTATAAGTCTTTGCGTATTTATCTATTGGAGATTTTGATATTGCATGTTTGGTGTTAGTGGGTGAATCGTCTCCTCCTTTAATTTCAGGTCCATAAAGTCTCTCTCCTATCGTTCTGTTGATGGAGAGGTCCATTATCCTGCTGGAAGGTACAGCGCCGAAAGTCGGAAGGTTTTCATTTACTTTAGGTACATCTCCAGAAGGGTTACCTTTTACATAATTTAAGTTAACTGAGGAGAAATTGTAAAATCCGCTGTCATCTACAACAGGCACTTCATTCCAATAAACTGACCTTAAAAAACCAAGATCTTTTGCTTGCTGGTCGTCACTGTCTAAGTTTACTCCTGTAGCTGTATAATGAGTGAATTGTACTTTTTGATAACCTGTTATATTGTCGTTTCTAGTATAACTATAGTTACCGCTAGTTATTCCTTCGATAGGCCCTTCTGAAATTAAATCTACAACTTCAGCATAAGAGCGAGATGTTACGTACTCTGGTACTCCGTCTGAATCTGAGTCTACTCTTACTGCAGCAACATCTATTACTGGATTACGTGCTTTTTTAGGTTTTTTCTTAGATCCCATTTTTTATTACTCTCCTCTATTCCAATTTGTTGTGTTTATAGGTATACTTGGGTTAAAAGAATATTTTAGCCCGTCAGTAGGGTTGCCCCATTCGTCTTTAGGTTGTACTTCTGCATCTATATCTAGAGTATCTACAGCACTTTGTATAACATGACTACCAACAAGTAATCTTCCATAAGCTACAAATACTGGCCCTCCTTCTCGAATTGTATTTTCGGGACCGTTAAAAAGATAAGATTTGGATCCCCCTTGTTCTATTTCTCTAAAATCTCCGAATTTAGGCATAGGTGTTAGGAGGTTTGTGACACCGGCAGCTACCAAACCTACGCCACCAAGTATTAAGGCAGTTGACATGGCTTTACTCATCATCGTAGGAAATAATACCCCAGCTCCTATAGCTATCATAGCTACACCTACTATAATTGTTACAATCGCCATTGCGTTGTCTCCAGCTCCTTCAACAACTGGCACGATGTCGATTGTTTTTATATTAGGGTTATTTAACGTTAACTCAGACGAGTAAAGACCTTCTAAAGTGTTAGGGTCTTTACCTTCTTCAATTGCAAAATCTTTTTTATTTATCAGGACTCTATATTTTATATTTTTTCTATCATTCTCCCAAAGGGTTTTGTAAAACTTCTTACAGTTGGCTTCTACGCCTCTGATAGCATCAGAAACACTGTTTACTGAAAGTTTCCATTCTTTTCTTCCTAGTTGTTCAGCTAAAATGCCATGAACTTTAATGTTAGTTAAATTGCTCATTACGATAAATTTTATAGATTTTTTTTATGATTTTTTCAGACATGTTCTCTATTGTCGTATACATATTTCTAGGGCGATGAATTATCTTTTTATCCCCTAGGTATACACCGGCATGATTAGCTTTTTTTCCGGGAACCATTTTAAAAAGTAATATGTCATGTTTTTTGGCTAATGAAAAATTATCAATCTCTCTTAGAGAGGGATTCATTGACGCTATTTCCTCGGGCAAGTTGGGTATTTTACTTTGCCATTCTTCATCTCGCGTTTTTGGAGAATCTGATAGGTTTATATTTAAACTCTTATAATATTCTGTTACAAAATTATAGCAATCAGTTTTACCCATTACAAAAGGCTTATCATGAATAAATGTTTTTTCTTTTTTAGGGTCGAATGTAGAGAAAATATCTTTCTCAATATTATATAGGATATAAAAAAGATCATGACCCTTGCTATTCAACATGTCGTAGGATGAAAATTTTTCACTGGTGGACGGATGAGAGTGGTATACAGCTTTTATATCCCCAGAGTCACTTGCCCTAACATAATCCAGAGTACAGATTGAAAAATGTTTGGTAGGTTCATCTGAGACATTTCGACAGTTAAAAACTTGATTGGAATCATCACGAGATACGATTAAACCACAGCATTCTTTTGGAGCTTCTTTAAGAGAATGCATTTTTATTGATTTTTTTATATCTTCAGTGAGTTTCATTTTTTTATCCTCCTCTTGCTATTTTTTTAGCGGCAGGAAATCCTCCGTATGGCAATTCTCCGATTTGAATTTGACAACCGCCTTTATTAGCAGTTTTTCTATTTCTCGCTCCCCATCTTAACCTACATCCTGTTAAACTCTTTGAGCACTGATCAGCAACCCAGTAGTCAGTATTAGGTGGTGCTACAATTTGTCCGGCGCTCATAGTTTTTTTACAAACATAATAATATTTGACTGAGTCTTTCACTACGTATACATAATTACCAATTTGATAACCATCCGAGGACTCTTTATTAAAAAGTCCTAGATTTTCGAAAGAAAAATTGTCTACTGATTGGTTTTGCAATGCTTCAGTAATTATATCATCATCAGAATCAGTAGCTACAGGGGGAGAATTAAGCAGCATTCCACAACCTTGAAGTTTTATTTTGTCTGATGAGTTCTCTGTGACAGCGTTATAATTCTCGTCTTGTATTATACCGTCATTTCTTAAAGTTTTTAGTCTAGCTTTTCTTAAAATAGGTATCTCTACATTTTCAGGAGTAGTGTCGGCTGTAGCATAATTTTGTAATTCTCCTCCTCCAGATTCACTCCCCTGTTCCGGGTGCTGGTACCAACACCCGATACCTCTATACTGCCAAACACATTTATCTGCCAACAATACTCTCTTGGGAAGTTTTGTCCCCTCTAAATCCAACACTGAGGAGAGCTGATAGACTAAATTAACTTTGTTTTCTGTTTGTTTTCTTTCGATATAGTAAATATCATCTGGCAAATAAGCATAAGGATCAGGTTCATAGCCATCAGGCAGCATATTACTTTGATTTGATACTCTGGCTAATTTATTGGAGCCAAAATTAACTAAATCTAAATATTTGGCGAAAGTTCTCTTTCTAGTGACTTTAGCCCCAACTATATCTCCTATTTTTCGTATTTCGTATTTTAGAAGTGCTATCTGATCAATACCGTTTTCAGAATTAGCTGTAATGGAAAGAGACGGTTGAGGTAGAGAACCTTTTGTAGTGGTTTCAAAACCTGAAGCCTTTATCGGGGCAGGGTAGTAAGTCTTACCTTGCCATACAATATAAGAATTAAAAACTTTTATGTTATTATGGAACCTCAATATCCCATCTTCTACTTGTCCTTGTTGAATTCCTTGAGATTCAGCGTCTTGTGAAAGATTTATATTGGAATCTAGCGCAAGTTGAGAAATATCAATCTCAAACATGGTAACCATTGCTGAAGGTGCGAGGTTAGCAATTTCCGCGTTTAAAGACTTGACTGAACTTCTGGCTTTTTCTGGTGTTTGTGAGTAATCTGGCATGATTAGGTATTAGTTTCTATAAATGTAGCTTTAATAGAGTGGTTATCATGAAAAACAAAACTTGAAGTAAAATTAGCACAATAAAATCTCTTTTTATAACCTCCATCAGCATAAATAGATGGTAAATGTCTCATTACAAAACTTTCTGTGCCTTTTCTAGCTTTAAGAAAATGTAAGATAGCTCTAGCTTCTATATCGGTTCGCATATCAAATGATAAATCAATTTTTATTAGTGTATTGTAGATACCATTTTGTATTCTTTGTTCATAACCATTCCCAAAAACTATGGGATTCACACTAGGTTGATTGTTAACACTTACATTATACGAGGGAATCCATAAAAATTCTGGTAAAAGTTGGCTCCCATTACTAGTGGTACCTATACCAACAGCTCCTAATGTTCTAGTAAAACCGCCCCAATAATTTACATTAGTAACAGCTGTGCTAGATGGTACATCTTGTAACGCATAGTAGTATTTAATGCTTTTTGGGACTCCGTTAGTCCCTTCAATGATTTCTTGAACGAAAACTATAGCGTTTTTTACATAGCTCCGAGCAGAGTTATGTTCTGGAATATTGTATATACTATCATTAGCCATTTTGCCTTAATCCTTTATTATTATAATACACTGAAAAAAGAGTGTAAAATAAAGATAAAGTAATGTTAGGTAGAATAACAAGGGAAGCTGAAAGGCTCACAATCAACGGTAGCGGAATACAAGGGGTACAGTCTTTGACTGCGTCTTATAACTCCGTGGCGAGACCTGTGTCGAATTTAGGTATAAATTCTATACAGTATTATCCAGAAGGTCCACAACAGGCTACTCTGGAGGTAAATACTCTATTAACTAATTTTTTACCAATTCCTGACGAGTTTAGTGAATACACGTCCCGTGATCCTATGCAAAACTATACAGGAACCTTGCCTTTTAGTGGTATAGTAGATCATGGAAGTAAAAAGTTTTACTTTACTGAAGGTTATTTAGAAACGTATTCGGCTACTTGTGCAGTCGGTCAAATACCTCAATCTTCTACAAGTTCAGTCATTTACGGTAATTTTGGAACTGATGCCCAATTTAACTCATGGGAACAAACCTCTGAAACCCCCACCAGCCTTAACGTAACGAGTTATGGGTCAATGGAGATAAATTTAGACACTTTTGCTACTAATAGGGTTAATTCTTTTAATGTAAATATAGCTACGCCAAGACTTCCGATTTATGCAATCGGTAATGATGAACCTACTGGGGTAATTGCTGGAACCCCTATCGAAGTAAATGTAAATTTTGAAATAGAGCCAGATGACTATGAAATAAAGAATATGCGTCTTATACCTGACGAAACTGTTTTCAAGAATACTGTAATAACTTTGAAAAAAAATAACAGTCACGATATATTATTAAGGTACTCTTTTGATGATATGTTATTAACGTCTGAATCCTTTAGCGCTAACAATGATTCTAATGCAAGGATCAATTTTAACTTAAGATCTTTCATTTTACGTTAAAAATAGTGTAATATCAAAAAAGGTTATGGCAAGAATATTTTACGATAAGGCTCCGGTTGAAATTCAGGCTCTAGGTACCAACTTTAGAGAAACCCTGATAGCGACGGACTGTAGTATAAATTTTAATAATTCACAGTCTCCCATCTATTCTGTAGGTAAAAAGGGCCCAATCGGTCAGTTTCCTTCTGCCGCGAGGGTAGGAGATATTTCTTTTAACTTTTTAACTACTATAACTGGGCAATTTGAAAATATTGTAGGTATTGGGGTGACTTCCAGAAATGGTAATATTATTAATTACTTATCAGACGCAATCAAAAACTCTACTGATTCAGAAGCTAGTGGAGTACTAATTAAATGCGCAAATGTTAGCGGGGTAGGTTTTTTAAATTCTTATAGTTTTAATACGTCTGCAAATAGTATTTCTTCTTCAAGTGCCGCCTTCACTCTTTTCGGGTCTGGTAGTGATCTTCCTGTTAGCGGTAGGTTAAGTGGGGTAAGTGCAGGTGTAGGTGTAGGAACTTCAGTAACCACTGGTATTGCACATGGTAGGTACACGACCATGCCATCTAGTTTAAACACTACTTTATACCAATCTGATGCTGCCTTGGGAGATAGATATGCTACAGGTACCATTTACAGCGCCGATTACTCAATAAGTTTTAACCATAACCCTATTTACAAAATTGGTCAAGAGTTTCCAGTAACTACATTCTATACAAACGCTTCCGAAAGTTTAAACGTTTCTGAGGATATATTTAACTCAGGTTTGAAATATGATGAAACGGCTGCTACTTATGATTTACAGCTAAAAGGGTTATCTACAAACGGCGATCCTCTTTTTGTAAGAGTCAAAGATGCAAAACAAATCAGTACCTCTGCATCTGTCGGGTTAGATGATATTATTAGAACTCAAAAAACCTTAACAGCCGCTTATTAATGTGTTTTATACCGCGAACAATTCTAAACTACAGATTAATGGAAATGAAATTTTAGCTTCTAATGCTGAAATCTCTCTTCAGGCAAATCTGCAGCCTAATTACAATATAAAGCAGCGTCACACGGAAAGTTTTACAGCTACTAATGGTATAGGTGGTACTTTATCTTTTAATTATTATTTAACAGGCACAGATTATTTTAAATCTTTTATAACTGGTCAAGCCGAAGCTCCTTTTAAATCTAGTCAGGTTATTTCTGGTAATTTTGGTGGATTAAATTTTGATAGTGGTTATTTAACATCATATTCTGTTAATTTCAGCCCTAACGCCCCTGCTGTAGCCAGTGCTTCATTATCTTTTTTCGATCAGCTAAATGGGAAATTTAACCCTACGACGGAGCAAGCACCTACCGATAAAGAGGTGCTTAATTTCAGAAACGCTATTGTCGCTCATTACATACCTATAGAAAATACTACATTATCAGGATCAGTAGAGGATTTTGTTGCTGGAACTTATAATTATCAATCTGAAGTCCAACCAGTTTACTTAATGGGAGAGACAAAACCAAGCTCCGTTAGCTTTGGCCCAAAAAATGTAAACATGAATTTTAAAACAGATAATCCTACTGGTTATTTACCAGTTTCAGGAAATTCTGCTAGGATTTCTGTAGATTTAAAAAATAATGCTGGAGACATAGTGGAAAACTTTACCTGCTCAGGTGTTATAAGGGGTAGAAATTTAGCTTCAGCAATTGGAGATTATATAAAACAAACTATTAACGTTACTCAAGCTTCTGTTCAGGATACAAACGTGTTTGTGTCTGCAATTATTGACAGTTTTGGTGGGGAAGCTAATGTAGGTATAGGAACCGAGGGAGGAAATATATAAATGCCAATATTTAACCCAAAAAAAAGTTTTGTCTTAAGTGGTCAGAATATCAACTTTACCCAAAGGGTATTTTTCGGAGAAGAAGAGGTAGAAGAGTTGTTTTATCTTGGAAATACTGGACTATCCGGTGAGGTTCCTGCTGCCGCCATAACTGATGACATTAATATTCAAATAAATGAAGGGTTGTTGAGTTTAGGAGAACAAAACATTGTCTTAGACTCCTCTAGTCAAGTCTTAGTAAGCGGACTTACATCGGATTTTGTTAGCGGAGCTGCTGGAACTATACTACAACTGTCTGGGGAAAATTTTTACAGAATTACAGATGTTAATTTTGGAACAGGTATAGGTAAATCTTCTCAATTTAGCGTATTATCTGACAATATAATAGAAGTCGTTGTGCCTACTGGCGCTACTTATGATGACATAACGGTGTTTTCGTCTTTAAGGACTGGGGTAAATGGAAACATTTCATTAGCTAGCGGTAAAACTTATAATAAATTTGTCCCTATTCCCGTGGTCACAGGTATAAATTCAGGTCAATTAAAAGCTGGGGAAGATTTTATTGTTGGTGGTCAAGCTCTTTCGGGGGTTACTGGGGTAAGTGTAAATAATGTTATATTTAACAATTTTGAATCATTAGGAGCGACTGGGGTTAAAGCTGAAGTTCCCACTGGAGTTCAAGTAGGTGGACATGTTTTTACAATACCTAAAGGGCCTATCGATCTTTTGCTTGCCAGCGGAGTATCTCATCAACCCCCTAGTGGATTCTTTTTCAGACCTTTAGCAGAGGTAGTTAGTATATCGGCAGGTAACACTACCGGAACTACCATGACCATAAGTGGCAACAATTTTAACTCAGGTATGTTTTATACTGGGGAAGGTAATGGTGATTCTTGTTTAGTTGCGATTGGAGATCAGACTGGTAATTTTAAAATTACTACTGACGCAGGAGGTTATAATAGATTAAGTGGAATAGTTCCTACTGGTATCAAAATGGGTATTTCTGGTGGTAATGTCGCGGTAGGTGACGCAGAGATAACTAGACATTCAGTTTCATTATTTACCGATAATTACCCTGAGCAATACCCTTCCGAAGTTTTATTTAGGCCGGGCATAGGTAGTCCTACTGTTTCCAGTTTAAGTCCAAATTCAGGAGTAGGAGCAACATCTGTTATAATAGAAGGTGATAACCTTTTTGGTATAACTGGGGTAAATTTCAGGGGCGGTAATGTGGGAGTCGGAACAGAATTCGCAGAAAATAGTATAGTGGGTGTAGTGCCGGGTAAAAGTATTATGGCTACTATTCCTGATACTAATAGTTTTGCTACAGGAGGAGGGTATTTGGATTTAGATGTATCCGGTTTCTTTGGTGGCGTTAGTATAGAATCTGGATTTTTTGTACATAGTATACCTAGAATACACACTATAATCCCCGGCGGAAGCGGTATAACCCCGGGTAGCACTGGAACCATATATGGTGAAGGTTTTTATTCTGGAACGACTGTTAATTTGTACGGTGGAAATGGGGCTTTATCTAATCAAAATTTTCAAAGACAGTTAGCTATAAGTGGGTATTCTGATAATTATGATGAAATAGTTTTTTATTATCCGAATATTTTTGAGACTGGTAATTTGTATGGAATACGTGTCGAGAATGATAGAGCAGGGACTTCTCTTTATCGTGTTACTGGGTTTAAATCTCCCACTCTAAGCGGGATAAGTCTTACTACAGGAGTGCAGGGAGAATCCGTTACCGTTTCAGGTTTTTTTGATGAGGTAGATCCTAGTGGCGTCAAAATAGGTGATAAAATTGTAGAAGATTTTGTTAGAACTGATACTACTGGCATAACATTTACGATCCCAAAGAAAACTAGCACCAATTTAATTTCTATAAATACTAGCGGAGGATTTGTTTCAAGTACCGATCTTCTTAATATAATACCGGCTAAACCAGATTTAAGCGGATATTATCCACAACAAACAGGTCAAAGACCAGACACTTTTGATTCATCTGCTCAGGTTTTTGCTATAAATAACACAATTACCCTAACTGGGGAATCTTTAAATTTAGTTACAGGTATAAGTTTTACCGGTCTTGGAATGAACTCTCAAATAGGTATAAATAATTTTGTATCTAAATCACCTCAGGAACTTTCTTTTGTTTTGCCAACCGGAGTAAATGCTCAAAGCGGTAATTTTATTATAAAAGACTTTTTAAATAGAGAAACTGTAAGTCCATTTTCAATGAATCTAATACAATCTTCCGGTTTTAATAGTAATTTATTACCGGGTGAATTATTAGATCTTAGTGGTGAAAATGTTACAGGTATGAATTTAAGGTTCCCAGATTTAACTGGTGGTTTTAGGGAGCCTGAAGTAACTACAAATGCTGTTTCTGGTGGGTTAGGGGTACTGTCTGTAAGAATTCCTAGTGGGATAGTCAATGGAAGCGTTTTAATATCAGGTAATAGTAACACTAGTGCTGGCGAGCTTTTTGATTTTAATCCATTACCAGTTGTCACTGGGGTAACTGGATTTAACTCATCTTACCAATCTACAACGGGTAATTTGGTTTCAGTAACCGGTATTAACTTTAATTCTAATATTTATGGAAGTGGAGATAACTTTATATCAATTAGCGGGACAGGAAACAATTTGTCCCAACCGCAAGTCGAAGAATATGAGATAATTAATATATCGACTGGGTCAGGTATAGGAGTAGGTCCAGAACCCCTTTACTCTAAAATTGATTTTAGGTTAGACAATTCTTTTATCGGCACTGGGCAGTTTTTTATTGGTAATAATGACAATGCAGATTTTAGCGCAAAACAAATTTCATTTTTCCCGCAGCCTTATATTATTAATGGAACGAGAGTAAATGTGACTGGTTATGGTCCTTCTCGTGGCGTTACTGGGTCAAATGTAGAATTAACAGGAGAAGGTTTAAGAGCTGTAACGGGAGTTTTCTTTCAAATACCTAGTGGATCAAATCTAGAATCCGAATTTACTATAAACTCTCCTACTAAAATTACAGCTATTGTTCCCAAAGAAGGTATAGAATCAAGAGGTATGGCAAACATACTCTTGTCTGGGGGAACGAACCAAAATGTAGGTCAGTTTGAAATGATTCTAGATGCTAGCGTAGTAGAATTTAATATCGTAGAAGAAGATGACGTACCTACAAGCTCTACTAGAGTAGGGAACTTTACTCAAAAGGAAACTATTAATGGTACAGTATTTTTAGTTACTAGAACTAGATTTCCAGATGGAACAACAGCTATTATTAGTAGTACTCCTCAAGCTTAAACATCTTTATCAAGTACCCCATATTTTAAAAGTAAAAAAATAATAAAAATTAAAACGGGCGCTATAACGAATACGTTTAATGGGTTAACGCTTATAAGTAGTGTCAATTTAAGAAGAGTGAAAATAACAACTATTGGTAATAAGATTTTAATTATTACAAATCGAAAGGGGCTTATTTTTTTCAGCCGTACCTTTTCATTTTTTTCATCTATAGACGTATAGTACTGAGCCCAACTACATAGCATCAGAAATAAATTTTCCAAATTTTTAAAAATTTTAAATTTAAAAGAGCTCTCGAATGCTTTTACTTTCTTAAGTCTTTTTTGGAATTTCTCTTTAGCTTCTTGTCTTTCCTTAAGTGTTGACTCTAAAGTAAATTTAACCAACTCTTTAGTATCAAGAACACCATTAATAAAAAAGAATTTAAACTCTACCCAATAAGAGTTTCCGTCTTTATCTTCAAAAGAATTATAAAAAATAATATCTCCAGTATGTTCGTGCCTAACCCATTTAGTTTTACCTTTAAGTAGACCGCTTTTTAAAAAAAGTTTTTGTTTGTAGATCTTGTATTGAAAAAGTGTGTTATCAAGACATTTAGTTTGATAACTATTTCCTTCAATTACCTTTTCTTGTTTTTTTGTCAATAAGCTCCTCAAATAAGACTTAGGGACATGTATATCGTCAAACATTCCCATAACTAGTCTAATGATGCTCCTGCTGTAGCTACAGCCATTTTAGATTCTAGAACCCGAACTCTTTCGTTAGCTTCTACGGCTCTGTTTGCAGCTTGTTGGGCCATTTGATCAATTTCTTGAGCTTCCTGCCTTACTTCTTCAGAAGCTCTTCTTGCGTCTTCTGCGGCGTCTTGTGTTGCTGCTGCACATCTGCGAGCAGAATCTAACATTAGTTTTAAGTAACTGCTTGACATATTAATATTATATTAATTTGGAATCATTTTTACAATTTTATCATTAATTCTAGCTATCCCTTCAGGGGTGTCACCGTTTTTTATAGTAAGTTTTACTTTGGCTAGAGTTTTCTTAGGGTCTTTTCTTCCTATCATAGCAATCATTCTTCTTTTCTGATGATTGTCAGAATTTTCGAATTGACCTAAGTCAACATCAAATTCCATTTCAAGGTTTTCTATTTTAAGATGATTATGTCCCGCAAGAGACATGAGAGGGACTTCTACTTCTTGATCTCCTTCTGTCGTAGGGAGAAGTATTTTTTTAGTAATAGGTCTACCATCACTATCAAAATATGTCCCTATAACCCGTTTTAAATGTTCAGTTTCTACATATCTCTGAGCATAAACAACGGAATTATAGAGACATTGTATAAGATGATCAAACGTTTTTAACGCTGGAGCACCTCTAAATGATCCGGATCTAGAATAAGGTAATTTATCGTCAGGCATTACGTATTAGAAGTGCCACCAGAAGAGGATCCTCCTCCACCTCCAGCACTTACTGGTACAGGTTGTATCGCTGCACCTAATATGTCAAGTACTTTCATTAAACCTTCGGGGGCTCCGTCATCACGAGCTTCTACATGAACTGTGTACTTTGCTGAGTTATCAGTCTTACGAATATTTTCGCTTTTAGTAGAAACCGAAGCGTTTAGATTTACTTTTACTGGAGACCACCAGTTATCGTACTTAACACCAAGGTCAGTTTTTGTATTAACAGAACTGGTATCCTGAGTACTAGATTTAACTTCCATGTCAAAATCAACGGTAGCTTTTTTTACCCCTAGATTAGGTGTCTGAATAACTGAAAGAAGCGGGACCCTAAGTTTACGATGTTCAATACTTGTAGTTATAGATCCGTTAGCATCTTTTGATTGAACTGGTGCGTCATAATCAAATTCTACTGTTCTTGCTTTAAGTTTTCCATTACCATCATCTTCGAGTCCGATGTCTTTAATGAATTGTTCAGTTGTATGAGCCAATTGTCCTTGAGCTTTTGCAGCTCCAAGAAGTGGTTCGGCGATTAATGTCCCGATTGGGAGACCTTTAAATTGATCTGCTGTGCTAGCCATATATTAAGTGTTACACTCTATTAATGACCAGAAATAAATTTTTGAAAAATTTCTTCTAAATCTTCCAAAAACTCTTCAACCATCATTACTTTAGTTGCGTCAATCTCGTCCATTACAATCTTATTTTTAAGTATATTTTCGTACTTTTTTCTTATCTCGGAAATAATCTTATGAGTTTGAGTTGGTTTTCCGCGTTCAAATTCAGATATATTCATAATACTCGATGTTATTTAACATAATAATATGATTGAGCTTTTAAGTTTCCTAGGTAAGTGTTAAAACCTCGATGGCCTAAGTTTATATCAGATACAACTTTAATACTTCCTCCAAGAGATTTCCAAAGTCTACAAAATCCATAGTCTTCACTTTCGTATTTTTTGGTCTCTTCGTTTACTTTACACTGAAAGATATCATAAAAGTTATCTCCTGCATCCATATAACCATCAATATCGTTTTTATAACATAGCTCTGGTTTTTCTTTTATGATTTTTTCTATACACTCTCGTTTTATCAACATGAATCCAGTAGCGGCATAATTTGCTTCTACTGCATCTTGATGTTTTGCCTTTTCGAGTTCTTCATAATTGATTTCAGTAGAAAAATCTGTGGCTAAATGCATCCACCCCTGAGGAAACTTACCAGTACTAGCCATAGCTTCCATTTTTTTTACATTAAAATATTTTTTAGGGTAAACCCCTACAGCTACATCGGTATCTTGATCTATCAACTTAACGACATCCTGTGCTAAAAACTGTATATCGGTATCTATAAACAGTAAATGAGTATAATCTTTATTTAACATGAATGCTACTGCAGCGTTTCTTCCTCGGCTAATTAGACTTTCGAACCATATTGATCTTAAACCTACTTTTATATTTTCTTTTCTAAACTCCGAAAGTAAATCAATCATACTCATCATATAATCAGAGTGCACCATTCCTGTATAACCTATAACAGGGCAAAATATTTTTATGTCTTTTCTATCCATAATTTACCTTATAGGACAAGCTCCACCTTCACACTCGAGATCTTGCAAAACATTACCTTTACTAATTTGCAAAGAGTTTATTCCTTTTACTTTAGATGAAATTTTATTATAGGTGTTCTCATCTATTTCTTCATAAGGAGCTTGATCGAAACCATGGTCATTGTGAAGCAAAAATGAGACACTTTTAATATTATTTTTATAATGTTTTCCAAGCCAGTCTTTTATTTCTCCGAGTTCTTCTTTTTTGTAGTATACAGTGCAAGACACGGCATTGTCGGACCAATCTGATTGGATTTTTTTGATCAAATCTAGCTGATCTACAGCTTTCATGTCTTTTGCTAACTTAGCATTTTTTCCCGATTCGCAAGGGAACTCTACAATAACAGTATCTCTATTAAGGGTTCCGTCAAAGTTTTTAACAAATTCTACATGGTAACCCATACTTTTACATGTTTCTACTAGAGCGTCTTGGCTAGACATTCTAACTCGACGGATATAGTACTGAGAGTAAGCTGGGTGAATCCCCGGTGTAGATCCTGCAAGCAAGCTTAAAGTGCCACTAGGTTTTACAGTGGTGAGTTTAATACTTTCAGGCCATCCTCGTTTTTTACTCCACTCTTTATCGTATTTTTTTAGAGCTTCGTAACAGTCACTAAGCCATTCTATTTTATTGTCATCAAGTCCTTGGCAAATACCTGTGACCCCTTGTCCAATACGGAAATTTTTATGAACAATTTTATTAGTGTCTTCATGGATAAAAGGAAGAGCACAAATAGCTTTTTGAGTCTTGTAAAGTAACGTAGAGCATTCAATCAACTCTTCTTTTGAGGAGATATTATTTAAATAGAGTTCTGATAAATTACAGCACTCTTTATCAGCTAGGGAAATTTCTCCGCAAGGATTAGTTCCTTCGCAATTCTCTTTAGCTTTTTCTCCGGTTCTACCAAATTTAGAGCTTAAACGCAGATTAAAAAATCCATATGGTTCTCCATTCCCAGCATATCCATCCCATACTCCTTCTGCTATGTGGTCATAACTGTCGCAGTAGATAGTGTTATTGCTCATAGCTCTCCAATTAGGAATATTTCCTAAATCCCAGCGTTTAGCTTTAATATAAAGGTAATCATCGGGGTCGCCCAAAGCAATTTCTGCGGAACGTCGAACATTTCCTGCTACGACAACTGAACCAATAATGTTTGCAATATCTAGGACATCAAGACTTCGGAGCTTCTTACCTTCTCTTTTCTTTATTACTCCCGTGATTTTTTCAAGACCTTCTACTAAGATCTCAGGACCACTTGCTGTGCCTCCAAATCCTCCTATTGGTTTTCCTGCGCTGCGAACAAGTACTGTAGAATAGCTAAATGATTTACCCGTTACGAAATAAGCTTCGAGGACTTTACTTAAAAGTCTAACCCATCCCTCGCGGCTATCGGGAACAATAAAATCTGCATCATTTGTATTTTTTACAGTAATACTGACATCTTTTTTAATTCTGGGGATTTCATGCACATCTTCCCTTCTGATAGAATATCCCACGCCTCCTCCGAGCATTAAATTTTCAAAAATGAAACAAAAATCTTCTGGCTTCCTTATCGCAGTAAACCAACAATTAAGTAAACTGTTTCCTCCGAATCTGTCTACAGTTGAAGTACCTAACTGCCACAAACCTCTTCCTGCAAAATTACATTTTAAGTTAAATACTAAATCAAATAACTTTTCTGCTTCTTTTTTTGTATATCCTGCTCCTATTTTTTGAGCCCCGTTAATACATCGAGCTATTGTTTCTGGCCATTCTTCAAGTTGTCCGTTTTCTTTGATTCTGGCATATGTTCTCTTGTAGACTATATAACCAAGACCGTTAAAGCCCCAGTTGGGCTGTTTGTTCAAATATTTGTTTAAAAAATCGTCAGATATTATGTTTTTAATTTCGCTCATTGTTTTAAAAAGTGGGTTTACAAACCTTAAGTAGGTTATTATAATACGTGCTTAAATATTGATAATGCGGGGGTGCAAAGTCAAATTATTTTTCGACTATTTTAAGTTTTTCTTTAACTTTTTCTTCCATTTTAGTTAAATAAACTTCGGCTTTTTTTAAACCTTCTTCAGTGTGGGGGAAAGCTCCATAAGACCAGTTCCTTTGAGTAGATTCGACCAAGTAATACTTTTTATTTCTTTTGTTTTTTGGCATGATTTTTGACGAAATTTACAATTTTTAATTCGAGCCTGATAAGATTCTTTTCAAGGATGTCTAACTGGTTTTTCTCGAGAGAGAGTCTATAGATTAAAATTTTTAAAGATTTAGAGTATTCTTCTTGTTTGTTTTCTAATTCTGTTTCTGAAAAAGAATTATAATTTTCTTCTAGCTCATCTATCTCATTAAAAAGTAGGTGAGCTTTCTCTTCCCAAAAGTTAACACTATCGAAACATAACTCTACTGAGTTCAAAAGTTTTTTTCTCTTTTCTGCAAGTACCTTGACAGTATCTTCAAACTTCATTTACTAACGCCTTTCTAATTAAAGAAAGTTTTGAAGTTAGGAAACCTTGACCACAATTTTCAACAGGATCTTTTTGCCTGTTAAGTGAGTCTTGGTGAGCTGTAAACTCTATTAATTGGTCTATCAATTGTACAACTTGATCATGGGTATCTCTATTTATAGTGATGTTGTTATCCATTTAAAAAAAGGTTATTAAAGGTTTTACTCGAAGTCAATTATTTTTACACAAAAAAACCGGGCCGAAGCCCGGTTACTATCACCTTAATCGATTTTTATTTCTTTAGGTTTATATTTTTCCTTTTTTTGCAGGTTAAGAGTCAGTATACCTTTCTCTAAATGAGCTTTAATAGTGTTAGGGTTAGCTGATTTAGGAATAGGGTACGACCTACCGAATTTGACGCTTTCACCTTTTCTTTTCGTTTCCCCTCGTAAGATAATATACCCTTCTTTGTTTAAGTTAATTTTGACATCTTCCTTATCATAACCCGGCATCTCTACTTCGAGGGAGTAAGTGTCTTCCTCTTCTGAGAAATAGGAGTCTTGGTATAGAGATTCTTCTAGGTCGGCTAGTAACGGCGCTGTAAGGTTAAACAGGCCCCGGTTTGATAATGTGTTAGATATATACATATACTTAACGTATAGCAATAGGTGTGCCAATATGTCAACCTTTACTTTTCCCGAAGAAAAATAGGTATTTTATTTTAAACCTTTTAAATTGAGTCAGCAAGTCTCAAAATATGAGACATTTAGGGTCACTTAGACTCGTACGTTAAGGATCTTATATCGTACATAGAAATAATTTCAGTTTCTAGAGGGTTCTCGCGCTTAGATATCTCAAAATATTCTTCGTCGATTACCTTTTCAACTCTACCTTTCCAATTCGAAAGGTTTTTTCCACGTACAACCAGAACTTCGTTTCCAACCATTTTTGAATTGTACGACATTAAGTCATCCTTTAGATCGTCTTTTTTCATATTACTCTCCCGAGCTACCGAATCCTCCGGTACCTCTTTGTGTGTCGTTTAGTGTTTCCATTTCTGTCCATTCTCCTGAATAGCATCGTTCAATAATAAGTTGAGCTATTCTATCCCCCGGTTTAATATCAATTTTGTTTCCTGACCCAAACATTGATTCATAAACCGAAGGTGTAAGATTATAACCTTCAAAGTTCAGGTTTATCAATAATATTTTTACTTCACCTCTGTAAGTTGAATCAATAACTCCGGCCATCACATCGATACCTTTTTTGACAGCAAGACCACTACGTGGAGCTATTCTACCATAATAACCTTCAGGAATATCAAGACTGATTCCAGTTGAAATTAATTTTCTTTGACCGGGTTCTAATGTCACGTACTCTGTAGAAAATAAATCGAAACCAGCATCAGCAGGATTTGCCTGCTCTGGCTTAACGGCTTCTTTCGTGAGTTTTTTATAGCTTATCTTCATGTTTTTAATTTCCGTAAGAGAGGATACTCATTGAAAATCAAAAGTCAATCTTTTCTTTTTCAAGGAAATAGTAAAAATATGGTTGACAAATATAGACATGTCTCATAAAAGAGCAAACACGTAGCATTTCTGCCTTGTTACGTTAAAAAGGTAGGCAGGTCCGCAATCTTATGTGTCCGGCTCTACTGTGGAGACTTGTAACCGGAGGAACCAGCGGTGTTGAACTTAGCTGGGCGAGTAGTATAGGTGATGTCATATGGGTGTAAACTACCACACACCCAAAAAAGGCTAACCGGGGAGTATTCTCAGGAAAAAGTAAAAGATTGCCGATGTTTTGGAATAAACCGCCAAAAACGGGAAAAGTCTCCGTTTCACTTCGACTTTCTAGGAAAAAGTTTATTATTATTAAAATAAATATAAGTAAGTTTAATAAAGTTTAACTAACAGTATGGAATTTAAGTTTAAAAATATAGGAATATCAGGAGTGGCAGGTGCAGGTAAGAATACTTTAGCCGAACTTATTGGGCTTTTTTTAACTAGAATGGGTTTACCCGTGGAAGAAAGGGCTTTAGCACATAATTTAAAATCAGAAGTAAGGTCTACATGTAAAGAACTGTATTCTATTGATCCTTTGACTTGCTCGAGAGATGATAAAGATTTAATAAGGCCAATATTGGTTGCTCACGGAGAAATAAAAAGAAAATCTTCATTAGGAAGACATTGGACAGGTTTATTAGAAAAAGATTTAGATCGTAATAAAGTAAATATTATTACAGATATTAGGTACAATGAATATCCACAAGACGAGTGTTATTGGTTAAAAAACCAAATAAATGGTATTTTGATCCACGTATCTCGATATCAAGAGGTGGGTGAAGAAAGAGTCTTTGTAAAACCTGCAAACATTCATGAGTTACAAAATGACTCCAAGGTAAGAAAAGATTCTGACTATATACTCAATTGGAAAACAGAAAAAGACCAAAATAGACTGGTGATTAATTCAAAAAGTTTGTTTAAATGGCTTAAAAAAGTTTATAAATAAATTTTTTAAAAATAAAATAGAAGATTTTAGTAAAGTTTCATATAATATTCATGCAGACACTTATAGTGTATTACTTTAAGTGTTTAAGGAGTGTGGATTTATGGAAAAAGGAACAAGGGAAAATTTAACGGATAACTGTCTAGTTGAAAGGATAAAGAATCAATCTTGTGAGGATAGTTTAATAGAACTGTCTGAGAGACATGCAGGATTATGCTTTAAGATAATGAAACGGTACTCTAAGAGTTTTTCGGTTAATAACATTAACATTAACGAAAAGCATGCTGAAAAAAATTTAATTATTTGGCATTCAGCAAAGAGTTTTAACACTGAAAAAAATGTTAAATTTTCTACTTGGTTAGCTAATCAAATTAAATATAACTGTCTTAACGAGTTAAATAAAAAATCAAAAGATCGGTTAGTCACTCTTGAAGAATATATGCTAGACGTCTTAGACGAACGTCAAGAGGATAAGGACACAAGAATATTTGAGTATACTGAGAATATCCTTTCTCAGCTAAAAGATCCTAGAGTTCAAAAGATTTTTTCACTTCGCTACTCCAAAGAAGAAAAAAAACCATCGTGGTCTTCTATTGCTTCCAAAATGAATATGAGTACTCAAACTGCAATAAATCTACATAACAAAGGCTTGTCCATGCTTAGAAAAAAAATGGATAGCAAAAAACTTCTGGATAATATTTAAAAAAAACTGTTGACTTCGGTCTTGAATACCTACAATATTAAATCTCTTATGTCTAACGAAGAAAAGAAAAACGACTGGCAAGAACGCGAACTAGGCGCTCTATGGGCAAAAAAAAGTAACAATGGTTCTCAGTACATGACTGGGCACATTCAAATGAAAGGTGGTATGACTGAAAAAGTACAACTTGTTGTGTTTAGAAATAAATCTAAATATAATGAGGATGGATCTGTCAAAAGTCAAAACGCTCCAGACCTTCGCATTTACATGAGCGAAAGTTTGGAAGAACGTTCCAAAAAAACCGAAGCTACACCCGCACCTATTACTGCACCAGCTAGCAGTAAAACAAGTGAAGAACCACTATTCTAATGTCAGATATAGCCTTACATCTTCCGATTAACGGTGTAAGCTTCGGTCAGGTTAGCACTGCCCTTCTGCGTGAATATTACCAGAAGGGCGTGCAGCCTTTTATTTTTACAATTGGCCAAATTGACTTAAGCTCACAAGAACAAGACGCAGACTTTACGAAATGGATAGAGTCTTGTATTAAGAAGTCTTTTGAAGAATATAATCGGGATGTCCCCGTCTTTAAATTATGGCACTTAAATCATGAGAGTCTGTCTTCCTATGGTCGAGATCAATCTCTTTTTAGTTTTTACGAACTTGATCATCCGACCTCTTATGAAGTTAACATCGCCAAGAATCAAAAAAACTTAATTTTCAGTAGCAACCACGCCAAAAACATATTTGAATCAGTGGGCGTTCAAAACTGTCACTATGTACCTCTAGGGTTTGATAAGAATAACTTTGAAGTAAAAGATCAACAATATCTAGAAGGTAAAATTGTATTTAACCTAACTGGAAAACTAGAGAAAAGAAAACATCATAAAGAAGTTATTAAATCATGGCTCAAAAAGTATGGTAATAATAAAGATTATGTTTTGCAATGCGCTATAACAAATCCATTTCTTAAAGAGCAAGATTTTAAAAATCAGATATCTCAAATATTAGGAGGAAAAAGTTATTATAACCTGAACTTTCTTGGGCAAATGCAAAAGAATGTCCTCTATAATGATTTTCTAAACTCGTCTAATATTGTTATAGGTATGTCGGGTGGAGAAGGTTGGGGACTACCTGAATTTCAATCAGTAGCCTTAGGTAAACATGGAGTTATTTTAAACAGTTCTGGTTATCAAGACTGGGCTAATGAAAAAAACTCCGTTATGGTGCAACCCAATGGTAAAGAAGACTCTAGTGATGGAGTGTTTTTCCGTAAAGGCGGTGCATTTAATCAGGGTAATATTTTTACTTTTAATGAAGATGAGTTCATTGCTGGTTGCGAAGAGGCGATAGAAAGATACAAATCCTCACCAATCAATGAAGAGGGTTTAAAACTTCAAGATGAATATACTTATAAGAAAATGGTAGATTCAATTGATCAGATAGTAACAGAAGGATAAATCAATGCCTGAGTATATTTACGAACACCCCGAGACGAAAGAGCAAATAACAGTTTTTCAAACTATTCATGAGTCACATGAGTATTCAGTAGATGGAGTTCAATATGACAGAGTATATACTGTTCCAAACGCTTCAATTGACACTAGAATAGACCCTTTTTCTCAAAAAGAGTTTAGGGAGAAAGCAAAAGCTTCAACAGTTGGTGATTTATGGGACCAGTCTGGAGAAGCATCTGAAAAAAGAAAAGAAAAAGCTGGGCATGATCCAGTAAAAGAAAAGTTATTTAGTGATTATCGTAAAAAAAATAAAGGTGCTAAACATCCTCAGGATCGGCCTAAAGTCAGTAACCCAAACTTCACTATTGAATGATAAAATACACCGTTATAGACGATTCAGCTATTAGTTTAGGTGGTACTTCACTTACCTTAGACGCTATTACTGAACCTTTTAAGCATGAGTGCGAATTCATAAAAACATCAGATCTAACAAAAACTCATTTAGATTTTAAACGGCCAAAAGTTTGGGTTATCGGAAATACTATGGGCCTCACTAAAGAGTCTTACGAGACTCTCATGCAAATAATTCAGACCCAAACTACTGTTAAGATAGATTTTGATTATGGGTTTTGCAGGTTCAGAGGTCCGACACCACATAGGACTTTAGGTAATAAAGAATGTGATTGCTTGATTAATCCTGAGACAGCTACCCTTAGAAATATTTATAGTCATATTAAAAACTACACCTCTAAAATTTTCTACATGTCTGAAGGTCAAAGAAAAATACATGAGGTATCTTTGGATATACCTGTTGAAAAAACTAAAGTGCTGTCTTCCTGTTTTACCAAAGATTCTTTTGTGAAAATGAAAGAGTATCGGAGTAATGAAAAATCATATAAGTATGCTATTATTGACGGGCACCCGGGGTGGCATCAACAGGCAAAAGGGGTAAGTAAATCAGTAAATTATGCTATTACCAAAAATTTACCTTATGAGGTATTTTCAACTGAGACTCATGATGAGATGCTTCAAAAACTAAGTAGTTATAAAGGTTTGATTTTTCTACCAATTATAGAAGATACATGTCCTAGGGTTACAATCGAAGCAAAACTGATGGGTCTTGAAGTCATAACCAATGAAAATTCTCAGAACACATTGGAGGACTGGTGGAATAAACCATTAGATGAAATCGAAAACTATTTAAAAGAAAGGCCCGAGATATTACATCAGGAACTTATAAATTTGAGTTAATTGCCAGAATTCATGGAGATTGCTTGTATAATCTAAAACGATTAGTCTCCAGTGTCTTAGTCCAGAGCCACCAAAACTTCAGGCTCCATCTAGCTATTGATAAAACCTCACCTGAGGTTATTTCTTTATGCAAACAGATAGAGTCTGACCCCCAATGTGTTATACCTTTTCAGGTATCATGTCCTGACGGAACCATAAAAGTTTGGGAGAATGAAGGTGATAGATTGTATTCAGTTGCCAACACCATGCGTGTTCTAGACTCTCTAGATTTTGATGAACGTATTATCGGTGTAATAGATGCAGATGATCAGCTATGTGAAAGAAAAGCTCTACAATGGATAAATAGAGCGTATTGTAGCGGAAATGTAGGAGCAGTTTGGACAGGTAATATCTGGGAACCTTATGGAATGAATTTATGTTCAGAATATCTAGATGATTCTCAAGATGTCTACAAACACCCTTGGGTCAGTAGTCATTTTAGGACTTTTCTTCTTTCTAATTATAAACAAGTAAACCCTGAAAATTTTAAAGATGAAAACGGAGACTGGATGAAACGGTGCGAAGATCAAACCTTTATGCTCCCCATCATTAATGTAGCTCATAAAAATAAACAAATAACTCATTTTTTAGAGAACCCCTGTTATCTTTATAGAGGTTACCAAGAAATAGGAGGCGAAGCTCATCAATACCAATTAAATTTAGCAAAGTTTATACGTAAGAGAGGGTTTGTAGAATGAGATTTTTTATTAATAACTGCAACCCTACTGGAGGTCCCGGTATATTTGGCGGTAGATTAAAAAAGCAACTTGAAAAAAATGGCCATAAATTTGTAGACCCTTATGTATCTGGTGAAATACCTGATAAAAATATATCAATTATCCAAGGGGATAGAATAGAAGGATGCCCTTTAAATATACTCAGGTTGGATGGTCTTTACTTTGATTCTGAAAGCTCAAATAATGATCAGATGAATTCTGGCATATTTAAAAGTTTCGATCAAGCTGATCATATTGTTTACCAATCCCAATTTTCCAAAGACATGTATCACTCTTTTTACGGAAGGAAAGATCCTAGTCAAGAAAGCATTATCCACAACGGATTGGATCAAGAAGAATTTTTATCTAATGTAAAACCTGTAAAACTATCTGACCCTGTATTTTCTAAGTATGGTAAGATATGTGTTGCGTCAGCCTCTTGGAGAAGGCACAAAAGGCTTGAAGAAACAATTGAAGCCTTCAAAGACTCTAAGTTAAAAAATGTTTTACTTATAGCATTAGGAGGTATGTCTTACATCAAGGATAAAAGCTCTATTCCAGATAACGTATTACTTACGCCCTTGCTTAAACCTGAACAAACGGCTTCAATTTATTGTATGGCGGATGCTATGATTCATTTAGCGTGGCTTGATTGGTGTCCTAATACTGTTGTTGAGGGTCTTTCTTGTGGTGCTCCGGTTTTATGTTCTCATAATGGAGGAACCAAAGAGCTTGTAAAAGATAACGGGGTTGTCGTGCAATTGGAAGAAGATTACGAAATAGGCGCAAGGGTTCCTTTGTATAACCCGCCAAAAGTAGATACCAGTATAATTGTTGACGGTATTCTGGAGGTATTAGAAAAACCTACTATCTTTGATAGACCAGATTTAGATATAAAAACTGTTGCTAAAAATTATGAAAAAATTTAAGGCTTGTATATCATATATTTCTTCTCGCGCTCAATGCATTGGTTATTCGTTAAAGTCTTTGGAGGACAATTTTAATCATAAGTATAATTATCCTGTATACGTTCATTACTTTGACGATATATACTCTAATCCAGAGTTACTTAAAAATACGAGAAAGGAAATAAGTTCTTCCGTTGAGTTTGTGCCTATAGAATACAAAACTCCTGACCATGTAAGAAAAGAAGATTTGTATTTTAATCGTGACTTATGGTATGCTAAAACTCACTTCCCTATTCAAAGAATTGGTTATTTACATATGTGCAATTTTGTTAGTAATATGTATAAATATCCTAACACTAAAATTCATGAGCACGATTATGTAATGGTTCATGACGATGAGGCTGGATATAACTTAGAGCTTCCTTATAATCCTTTTGAAATACTCTCTGAAAGGGAAGAGTATTTAGGAGCATTTAAATCTGGTCAAAGACTTAAAAACGGCATGCCTCATCAAGGACATATAGATACTAGAATTGGTCTACTTGATTTAACAATTGAGTTTGTCGAAAAATATAATATAAAACCAAAAAATAAAAGACTTCTAGAGCTTTTGGGTAGAGATACTCCATCAGAATATGATTTTCATTTTCTTGATTGGTGTGATACTTATGTACTGAAGACTGAAATGTTTAAAACTAATCTTTGGAAGCTTTGGATAAAAGAAGTTAATGAGAATGGCGGTATTTACAAATATCGCTGGGGAGATAATGAAATAATTAGCCTATTTGCTCATTTTGTTCAGGAAGAGATTTTTGATTTCAGAGCTGTAGAAGAAGGTTATCATGATTTAGGTAAATTTAGAAGTTTACAAGACACGGCCCCTAGCGTAAAAGATCTACACAAATAAAACAGTACAGTTTTTATGAAATATTTTATAATAGAGCCTCACATAAATTATACTAGCTTTTCATATTATTCTACCTTTGTTAATGAGTTATGTAAAAATGAAAATACAGTTGTTTCTACTGATACAAAATCTTTAAATGAGTTTTGTCTAAAATCAGATAAATCAGATTGTATATTTTTAGGTTTAGGGTTCTTTGACAACCCTAAGTCTTTTTGTAATAATTATTTTACTTCTTTTGCCGAAAGCGACGCCTTAAAAGTGGCATACATACATAAGGTAAAAAACGAATACCAAGAAAAAATAAATTTCTGCAAGGCTCATAAAGTAGATTTAATTTTAACATCAACGCCCTTAGCCGAAGAAATACAGCAGGACTCTGGAATTCCTACTTTTACATTACCTTATGGAGCTAACCCTGAAGCGTTCTACACTAATTCTAATATAGAAAAAAAATATGATATCAGTTTTAGTGGAGCTATGCATGAAAATAAACATGGGGTACCAGATGAATTAAAAAATATAAGATTTAAAGCTAGAGACATAATAAAAGAAAGAAAAGATTTATCTGTTTTCTGGAATGGGTCTGATAACCCTAGCCAATCTTATAGGATGTCTCAAATAGAGTATGTTGAAAAATTAAACCAGAGTAAAATTTGGTATGCTGCTACAGGGCCTGCTTGGGATATGAATCCTCGTCATTCTGAGATTTTATTTTGTGGAGCTGTTTTACTTACTAATGAAACCCCTAGTGGCTATTATGATCAATGGGAGGATGGATTTAACTGTGTTCGATATAAGACAGACTTGTCAAACCTGAACGAAAAAATAAATGAAGCATTGGAAAAACAAGAAATTATAATTAAAAATGCATATAATTTTGCATCAGAGAATTTAACCCCCAATAAAATTTACGAAAGATTTAAATGGATAACAAAGCAAATTTCAGAGAAGCTCTAAAACTTATAGAAATAGAGATTTTTTCTTTTTGTAACAGAAAGTGTTGGTTTTGCCCTAATTCTTATGTAGATCGCATTTCCGAAACGACTTTTATGGATGAAGATGTATATCTAGGTTTAATTAAACAGCTTCAAGAAATAGATTACTCAGGAGAGCTAACGTATAGTAGATATAACGAACCTCTTGCCTACCGAGAGGTTATTACAAAAAGAATTAAGCAGGCTCGGGAGATGCTGCCTAACGCAACTTTAAGAACAAATACTAACGGTGATTACATAACTCGAGACTATATAGAAGAGCTCTGTGATATTGGTTTAGACCAATTATGGATTCAACAATATTTAGCAAACGAAGAAAGGTATGAGCATTCTAAAGTTAAAGATAAAATGCTAACCAAACTTGAGAAAATTGGTTTACCTTATAAAAATCTTGTTGATATAGACGGCTGTAAAATAGAGTACGACCTTTCACATAAAAACACTACTATCCATTTAAGAGCTAGAAACTTTTCACTAGATGGGTCTAGTCGAGGCGGCGTTGTCCCAATCGCAGAAGACTACACCAGAACACAGCGATGTCTCCAGCCATTTCACAACATGTATATTGATTACAATGGTCATGTTATGGTTTGCTGTGCTTTAAGGTCAGATGTAGAGCCTTATGATGAGGGCAGAATGGGTCATATAAATCAAGGTAAACTATGGGATATATATGCAAGTGATATGTATAAACCTTGGAGAGATCACCATAAAGAAGACGGCCCCAAAGAAGGAGTTTGCAAAACGTGCCGAGATAATGTTAAGCCATCTTATTTACAATGAAAACAGCAGTATTAATAACAGGCCAGCTTAGAGATTATAAAGTTAATTATCTTAATCATGTTAAACACTTGATAGAACCTAATAACGCAGATGTTTTTGTTTACGCCTGTACCCAAAATACTATTCATAGCTGCGGTAAGAGTTTAGACCAAAAATATTATAGAACTGCTCATTATAGCAAAGATGAGATAACTGATAATGTAAGTGAAATATATGGCAATCATTTAAAAGTAATTCAGGTAGATGACAACGAGAAGTTAACAGAGGATGATTTTGGAACTCTTGGGTACTTTAGAACAAGAATGCAGAATCAGATAGATAATATA